CCAAATTTATTTTGAAATTTTTTTATATTTTTTTTGTAATCATCCAACCATCCGAGATTTGTTTGTATTTCCCAATACATTCAAAATATAAACCACCATCACTGAATATTGCGTAATCCTCATACCCATTAGTAATTTCAAGACACTTGGATTCAAGAGTTGAGATTAACTCATAATTACGAACATTCTTTGGTAACTCATTTTCTTCTGAAATTATAACCCTTAAAGATTTTAACTTTAATCTTTGTTTTGGAGTAATATACCAACGTTCTTGAACCACATAAGGTTCCTCACGTAAATTATTACGACGTATCTCAACTCTATATTTCATAATGTTAATTTGAGACAAAAGTAATTCTATTTTTTTAATTGGCCAAATTTATTTTAGATTTTTTTTACTACAACGATTACTTAAAATTTTTTTGGCATAATGTTTGACTTCGTGGTTTTAATAACCTATTTATTTAACGAACTTAAATATTAACTAAAAAAAAAAGTATTATGAAAAAAGTATTATTAGCTCTTGCAATTATCGGAACATTGACGGTAACATCTTGTAAACAAGTAAACACAGAAGAATCAACAACAACTGTTGATACAACATCGGTTGATTCAGTATCAGTAGATACAACAGCCGTAGACACTACACACGTAGACACTACTCAAGTGAAGTAAAAAAATAACCCCTCTTTCCGGAGGGGTTTTTTATTATAATAATCTTTTGATTCTTTTTAATTCTTCTTGAAGGACTTTATCCTTAATAACACTTTCTTTATTTAATGGAATAGGTTTTATATTCAAAAGTTTATCTAGTAAATTAAACGGTGCTAAACCTGCTGCTGTAAAAATATCTTGACCATTATCGTCTTTAGGTACACCTAAATTATGAGAAGAACTTGAAGTATCTTTATTTGACGGTTTTGGTTCTTTTTTACTTTTACTAGTTTTATCATCTTTTGAACTATTATCAATACCATTAAAAAATGGTTTTGTATTAATTTTTTTACCTCCATTATCTAATATTGAATAAGTGATATCTTTATCACCCATAATACCAATACTGTTCCCTTTTCTAACATTGTCACCTTTATTAACGGTAATTCTATTAACTTCACAAAATGATGAATAACATTGGTGTCCATTAACGGTATGTTGAATTTTAACATATCCACCACAATGATTAGGGTCCATTTTTTCAACAACACCTTCATATGGTGCTCGAACTAGATTACCTTGATATGAACTAATTACAAGTTCTTTACTATTGGAATCATTTACTCTTCCACCCGATACCGGTATATCAAACCTTTCCATTATAGTAATCTTTTAATTTTTTGTATATTTTCAATTAATCTTTTTTCTTTACCTGAAACACTTTCATTTTTAGGTTTACTTAACCCTAAAGTATCTGTTGCTTGAGTCACAAAACTTTGATTCATTCTTTCAGCAGCTTGAGTAAATTCATCGTTGGGTCCACCACTATCTGATACTGAAGGTGTATATGAAAATTTAGGAGTATCCGTTGTTCCGGGAGTTGCACTACTTTCTGAAGATGAATAATCAGTTCCACTACCTTCAGGAGCACCATTTCTATATGATAAATGAAAATGTCCTCCGGTAGCTTTTGAAGTTGGGTTAGTGTATTCATCAATAAACGAGAATCCATTAAATTTTGTTTTATAACTATTTAATAAAGTTATAAAGGCTGAACGACAAGATTGGTCTAATGTAACATCAACAGCTTCACCTTTAGTATGTCTGCTAGTATATGTTGTTATTCCTTTATGGAACGCATCATTTCCTGAAGTAAAAATTAAATTACAATTAGGATTTGTTTTTTCCCATTCCTCAAATAATGAAGATAATATATCTAAAAAATCAGAATTCAAATCACCACCGGAAGTTAACTCACTTCCCTTTTCAGAATGTCCTAAACCTCTTATTTTAGTTCTAAAGTCAGATGAAGATATTTCAAATAAAGTACTTAATTTTTTCATATTATTGAGTTAAATGTGTCATTAAAACACCACCGATTGATGCTGAATGTTGTTGTAAATGATTTATAGATTCAATATCTAATTTAGTTTTTCTTTTGGTATAATCCAACCCTAATGTCCCGATAAATTTACCCTCAATAGTTTTAACGGCAAAAAGATAACCTGATTTACATCCGGTATCTTCGGCAATATATTTTAATCCATAAGTGGCTATTGTTTCATCCTTAAAGTCTGAGATTTCAATTACATCATTTTCTAATAATTGGTTGATTGAACGGCTAAATAAATTAACGGGAATATTATGGAAATTTCCTTGTACAGATGTAATTCCCGGACCAACAACTTCATACATAATACTGAATTTAGCCATCGATTTTCCTGTTGGGTAGAAGTTACCCCCATTGTGAAATTGAGTTATCCAAACTCTATCACATTTGAATTCGTCTTTAATATGTTCTAATTTGGTCATTATAAGTTCACTGACTTTTAACGTTTCCAATACCATATCCGGTTTTTCTGTTTTTTTCTCTAATTTATTCTTAATGAATAATAATAGAACGGGACCCAATACCCCCGTGATAAACGCTACTATTATTGATGCACTCATACCTTTGATTTACATATTTATATAACCTATAAATAGTAATTAAATAAAAAAAGTGAGGTATAAACCCCACTTTTTTACAGTTTTTTGAATTCCGGTCTGATTAGATTCCAAATGATTTCTGAGTAATCTTTTTTATCGAACATTCTAAATAGAATCCCCGACATATGTTTAGGTTGGGTAAACACCCACTCAGCAAACTCTTTTCTATCAGTGATAGGTTCTTGGTCGTTATATTTCCCATACATCTTATAGTCAAACTTTTTACCAGCATCTTCAGATATTTGAAAATAAGAATATCTCAAGTCTTTAACGTAGTTTTGAATTTTTTTGTAAAATTCATCCGGAACATCTTTCAATAGTTCCATAACATCCTCACCATTTTTCAAATACTCCCAAATACCGGTTGTGGTAACATTGGTCATAATTTTGTGAAGACGAAGATACTCCACCCCTTTAATTTTGATTCTATCTCCGTTAGAGAATTTAACCACAAATCCTTCTTGGTCATCTTTTACCATCATTTTAAGTTCTTTGAAGTCCTTAATACCATCGTATTTTTTAACCACATCAAATCCCCATTGTGACCATATATTCACATCCATTTCTTTTCCGTTTTTGTCAAAGGTTCCCAATAGGACTAGTTTCTCATCAGTACCATAATCCAAAACAATTCTGTTCTCAGGATATATGATTTCAAAACAGAAAGTCAGATGTCTGAACATTATGTCGGTGTTGTATTTTTTTAGGATTTCTCTCGCTTTGATAGCTTGGTCAGAAGTGAATGAACCACGAGTGGCAACCACCCATTGACCTTGATACCAAAATACGATTCCTAATGAACCATCCATTTTTTCATACACCTCAAAGGTTTCAGTTGGGGTGAACTTCCCTTCTTCTATGTTGAAGAATTTATGGAATGGGGTTGCAACGATGTCTCCGTTGTCGTCGGTAACTAAACCTCTACACATCAGGGTCACCTCATCCCACAGGTTCTCGTACTGAACTTTTTCAGTATAATTCCATATGGTTAATGGAAGTGATGGATGTACTTGTTTGTAAAGTAATCCGTCTTCGTAATATTTGTTTAGTTTTTCTAACATAATTTTTTATTTTATAATGTGGAACAGAATAATAGTGTTCCAACTAATTGTACATAATGTAATACTTGGTCAAATCCGACTACCACAAATCCGTTGTGAAAATCTTGTTTATCCCAAAATGGTTTTCCAATTCTACTAGTTAACCAATCTGTAACCCAATGACATATAAATGTTATGGACGAGAAGATTAACGCAATCCAAAAATAATCAAAGTAAAACCAAGAAGCCAACAACCACATTATGGAATAAACCCCAACGTGGTATGTTAACCATTTAAGACTGGTACTTTTACCGGTTGCTTGTTCGTGTGTTTGTAATCCAAAATCGGCTAAGAAGTGAATTAACAATACAAATACTAATGTTGTGAATGATATCATACTATGGAATTAAAGTTTCGTTTCGAAACGATTTTTCATTATTTCCAATTTATCTTCCGGAACTCCGTGTTCATTAACTCCTCCGTGTCTGTTTTCAACAATTAAAGAGTAAACTCTATATCCGTGTTTTTCAGCCAAGTCAAAGTATGGTTTCATTTCCCACTCTTGAGTGAATGTATTTGACACCACAACTCTTTTGCTTTTATTTTCCATAAAAACTCTAACAGCATTTTGACACCAATCGTGTGCGTCTTTTAATTTAGTAACGTCAAATTCGTACTTACCTTCGTAGGTAAAGTATTTATCCGCTTCCATATGTTGACCACCCAATGATTCCGCCAACGTAGATTTACCACTTCCGGGTAATCCTCTTAATAAAAATAACTCTTTCATAATTCACATTCTTTTAGATGTTTAACAATTTTTTCAATTCCCGGAATATCGTCAGGGTTGATGATAAATTCATCAAATGCACCATATCTTGATTGATATCCAAAAATATATTTCAACCCATATCCAACTCTCAGCCAAAATGGTCGTTTAACCAAGTGAGTGTGAATATAAACCATTGGGAATCTTAACCCATCAATTTCGTCCTCATCATATAGGACAACCATTTGATGTTCCGTGTTATGACAGGAACACACAAATAAATCTTTTTTTGTTTGTTTAATTCTCATATTACTTTTACTTCTATTAGTTTTCTTCTTAACCATTGTTCATCAACATTATCAGGTCTTTTACCTAAAATGATTTCATCAATTGTATCACCAAGAAATTCCATCAACATTCTTTTAATTTCAGATGGTGCATCCATTGCTGCATACGAATAACAATCTTGTATCATTTCGTGAGATAATGGAACCTCAATTATAATCCGTGACGATATTAATGAACCATCTTCATTAAAGTGGTTGTCTTCTACTCTTGTGTTTAACATATTATTTTCTTTTTTTACCGTCTTCAGTTTCAATCTCATCCGTGTGGTGGTCAAATAACATATCTGACACAATATCACGTTTGTCCATAATTCTTATGATATTATCCATATCATATACACCAAACGTTGGGTGACCATCCATTCCTACATCCATTTTCTTACCTTTACCAAATCTTAGGTTTGTGGGTAAGTGAACGTGTCCGTGAAGGTGAATAACACCTCTGTTTAGGTTTTCCCAAGATGCTATTGGGTAGTGGAACAATTCAAATGTTTTGAATTTATATAATAATTTTGAGTAGTGATTAACACTTGAGAATAATTCTTGAATGTTATCTCTATTTTTCTCAATGTGTTCGTCGTGATTACCCAATATAAGGTGAATCTCTTTACACACGATTCTATCTCTGAATTTTTGGATGTTTTCAAACCCACCGAAAGACCAATCTCCTAAGTGAATTAACACATCATCTTCTCCAACCACACTATTAATTCCACTGATAATTGATTCATTCATTTGTTCAATTGTTTCAAAATTTCTAGTTTGGTCTATTGGGATACTACCATCCGGTAATCTCCAAGCCGTCACTCCTCTACATATGTTTTTGTGTCCGTAGTGTGTATCGGATGTCACAAATACTTTTCTATCTTTTTCTATCTTAATCATATTCTAATTCTTTTTTTCCAAACCAAAAAGGTTTTTCTCTGTTTTTCCAAGAAGCCAAATCACTTTTGGCCCCCATATAATAATTTCTATAAGATTCCACAACAGAATCTACCTTAAACTCATCCGGCATTGCTCTTGCCGGAGTAGTAAAACCAATATCCGGGATGTTTGGTTTATTTACAATACACCAATTAATCACATCAATTGATTTGTGTCTTTTACCATACCTGTGAGTATATTCTTTACCTAATTCCAACCCCAACTCACACAAGTACAAATAGTTTGATAAACTTTCACGAGCCCATACCGCACAAGGATGATTCTTATGTGACAACTTGTAGGGTACTTGGTCGGTACTTGGTCGGTACTTGGTCGGTACTTGGTCGGTATCTTGGTCGGTATCTTGGGCGGTTACGTGATGAACCGAACATAACAACTGAGCCGTTTCCAAAATCATTTTAACTACGTGTTTATCTACGTGGTATTTTGCCGACAAAGTCGGATTCTCATCTAAGAAAAATATATTCATTATACGTGTGGTATTTGGACTCTCACACAAGTTTGTGCTTGACCCTCGTTCATATAAAAATTGTTCAAATATCCCATTATGTTTGCACTTCCAATTGGATTTGCTGAATGAACATAAACAATTGGAAACACAAATTTATCAGCCTTTCTCTCACTTCTACTCATATTGAATCTACCTTCATTTGTGTTGTGAAATAATGCAACCAAGAACTTAGCCGCGTCATACCCGGTTTTCTCCTTAATATTATCATAATCCAAAGTGTAATTTGGTGAAACATTATTGAAGTACTCGTCCATTGCAGTATCACCCAAATCGTGGTCTAATGAAATTATTTCAATATTTTCCAATCCAAGCTCATTCACTTTATCAACAAACTCTTCATAGTTTCTAACAACAATCCAATTATTACCTGTTGGTGTTCTTACGTCATCTAAATAAATTCTATTCATATCTTTTGATTTTGATACAAAGATAATCAAAATTTTGGAATAAAAAATAATATAAGTAGAAAAGTAAATATTTATAATATAAAAACATTCAAATGGCAACACAAAAATTACTAATTAGAAACGTAAGTCCTAATCCAATATTATTTAATTACCAAAATGCCACAGATAAGATATGGTATTATCAAGTAGTAATATTAACGGGTCAAGAAAGAACTATTTGGTGTGTAGAAAATACTTTATCTTATTCGGGTCCAACTAATGGTTTATTTATTACAAATAAAACCACAACTGTTTGTGGTATAACACCAACTCCGACTCCAAGTGCAACACCTATACCAACACCTATACCATCCGGAGGAGGTTTAGTGGGAATTATAATCCCTGATAATGATTTGAATACAGAAATACTATTTCCACCAAGTCCAACTCCAAGTGTAACTCCAACAATTACTGTCACACCAAGTGTAACACCAACAATTACCGTTACACCAAGTGTAACACCAACAGGGACATTAACTCCAACTCCAACAATTACTGAGACACCTACACCAACTCCAACAACACCATATTTCACATATAATTTCACGTTATGTTGCACAATTGTCCCAATAACATTATATTCTCAATCATCTAGTATTATTGTCGGGTCTTACCTATATAGTGACACATCTTTATTAACACCATATTATGACCCAACACTTGGTTTAATACCGGGTTCAGTTGATTGTAATACCCCATTTACCGATGGAATACTTACGGATGTAACAGGTTTAGTTACGAGTATAACAGATACCGGTAGTTGTAATTAATAATAAAATAAAACCAATATACAAATAAATAAAAAACAAAAATTATGGCAATAGGAGCAAGAATATTAAGTAACAATTTAAGTGGTGATACCGTTGAAGTTACTTTTTTACCATTCACAGGTGGAACAATTGATTTGGGTACACAAACAATTCCATTTAATAATTTAACATCATACCCTTACGGAACGTATGAAGTGTATGTACCATTATATGACCACACATATGAAGTAGTAATAAATGCAGGTGTTAGTGGTAATACATTTAGTTTCATATCTAAATTAACCGGAAACAATAATTACGGAGCTGCAACATTAGACTTTAATGATTTAACGGCACAAATAATTGACTTAAATGTTGACTACACCGGATGGAGGATTAATGACATATACCCAATTACTGATTATGGTTATGGATATTTTTTCTATAATGATAATACCTGTAATTTACAATGGGTTATTTTTGCAGACTCTTTAGGTAATATCTTAGAAAGTTTCCAAACAAATTGTGATTGTGATTATGATTATGACGTTTTAGGTGGTAAATGGACATATTTAATTGATTATTATAACGGTATATTAAAATATTTTAATGGTAAAAATGTTTATACATTAACTATTGACCCTTCATATCAAGAGTTTGATGTTAATACTAATTGGGATGGTGTTATGTCAAATGATAATTTTAGTATAGTAATTTATGACAATAATACTAATATAGGAACTAATTATATTGTTAATGGTTCTGATTTAATAGAATTTAATACTTTTGATAATACAACATACTACACAAATATTATTACTTATTTTAGTGGTAGTTATCTTGGTGAAATACTTTATAATTTCAACACCAATCTTCAAGTATCATTCAAAATTTATGACGGAACCGATGGAAGTTTATTACAAACAATAGACCTTACAGGTGATAATTACAATAATTATTACATAAATCCATACGGAGATAATAAAATAGTTGGAATGTTCAATAATTATAGTGATAATTCAGTTGATTACCTTATATTTCAATATGACGGTAACACTGACACATTAATTACAACAACACACACAGCGGTTAATTATAGTAATATAGACATTAGTTCAAATACAAATTTCTATCCAAATGCTGGTGGTACTGAATCTTTTGTAATACGACTTTCAAATGCTGTTGGTTATAATAATGTTGGTAATATTGTGGATTATTGCGATTTAATTTATATGTTAAGTGGTGACACTGATTTTACAACTTATACCTTCCAAGATAGCGGAAGTGGTGATAAGTCAATTAGAAGTTGGTTTTACACAAGTAATATACTTTCAACTGTTTGTGATGATGGTGACGGATATGTATCTTCATTAGTTATTAATTCAAGTGGTGTGATAATAACTTCAAGCAATATTTCAACAAGTAATGATGGACAAATTGACCAATGGGGTGTTGGAGATGGATTTGTTTATGTGTTTTATACAGGAAATACAAATAACGGATGTACTTTAACATATATTAATAATGAAGGTGTTGAAACTGATAGAATTGAAGACATCCCTCTTCCATTAGGGTATAATGCGACAAGTATTGGAAAATTATTCCAATTTAGTAATAAATCAGGTGTAAATTGTTACATTAATGAAATGTCTGATGTATTCCAAACAGATAATCCATTAGTTAATACCGGTAATACATATAGTTATCATTCTCAATCCCAATTCAAATCTGATTTTATTGAAACCGGTGTGATTGTAAATTTTAATTATGTTACTAGAGAATGTAATGTATTAACATCAACAGGTTATACTGACACATTTATGTTACCTGAAAATAATGATTGGGACATTATAGTCGGAAATGATAAATTTATGTTTACTTTTGAAGATTTAATAAGTGGTAACACTAATATTCATTTATATGATATTAATGGTAACCTATTAAATAGTCTTGTAACAGAACATACTTCTTGGAATAGTCAAGAAGCTTGTGGAGATAAATTTGTACGACTTATTAATGAAAATGGAAATTACTACGTATACTTAGTAAGCGAAACAGAAATATCATCATCAACACTTACTAATGATAACGATTATTACACATTTAACGATTTTATTTGGTGGGATTAATAAAAATTAAATAAAAAAAATATAAATATGAAAAAACCTGTAAGAATTACAATAGATAAAGAAAATACAAAAACTGAAATGACATCATACTTAACTAGTTTTGATGTAACTGAATCAACAACAGTTTTGGAACTTAAAACAATAATTAAAGAGTCAATTAAATTTCCATATGAAGTTGTTAAAGAAACTTTATGGGGTAGCTCTACCGAATTAAAAGATGTAGATGTACTTCCTAAAAATGGAAAACTTGAATACGACCTTTTAGTTAAATAATAATAAACCCCCTCTGAAAAGAAGGGGTTTTTTTATGAAACCTTGTTATTTGTTTATTTTTTAGAATTTGTTCCCACAAGAAGAACAAAATTTATCGGAATCTTTTTTTCTTTTTTTTCCACAGTTAGTACAATATACTTTTAAGTCTTGTTTTTCAAAAACTTTTTGTGACACCGGAAGAATCTTCCATATTGATGTTGCACAAGTGTAATGATTAAAAGTTTTATCCACAGTTTTGAATGATTGGTCAGATGAACCACCTTTTTCAACTCTACCGGTTTCTACTGAATCCATCGATAACATATCCATAGTAACTTCACTACGAGAATTACCTTTAGATTTTTTTAATCTTGATGTTGCACTTCGTAAGTTTGGTCCAGCAAAAGTGTTACTCATTGATGTGGTATTAAAATTAACACCCGCAGTATTAGATGTTGATGTAAATGATACATTATTACTTAATGTTGTATGAGCGTAACCACCTGAAAAAGTATTGGTGTTATAAAGATGAACCGGACCACCAAATGACCCCCCAACATAAGTTATAGGGTTACTCCACACCGGTTGTTTATATTCATCAAAGAAGTCAATAACAACATCCCCATTTCCGGCGATGGCATCCAATACCTCATTTGATGTTCCGTCAACCTCATAGGTCTCAAACTTAAATTTACGTGGGTCATCAAGATATCTCTCAAGAAATACTCTTTGTCCCGGTTTAAGAACAATTCCTCCTCCGGAGATATAACTTCCGTCAAGTTTGATTTTTGCTAATACTGTGGTTGATGATGGGTTAAATAATTCTAGTTCGAATTCATCCCCATTGTTTAGATAGACAGTTTGTCCAAATTGTTTAAGACGTTTTCTGTCTTTTGTGATGTACGCAGAAGGCGTACCTGTTTTTGTTTGGTAATACATAATTTCCTTATTTTATTTTTTATGTTTATTGAACTTCACTTCGTTGGTATCATTTCCAACTCAAATGCCTCTTGGACACGTGAACCTCAGCAACAAGGTTTCATATATAACTATAAGGATGTTTTGTTTTTTATCAATAATAAAGTAAAAAAATTATAATAAAGTAGGTCACTTTATTGTGCAAAAACAACTTTATTATAATAAAAAACCCCCAAGTTTCCTTGGAGGTTATATTGATATACGTAGGGTTTACGGGTACCTACCCTGATTAATGACAATCAGACCGTCGTTCACTGTTTGTGAGAACCTAACGACAGATACTGTATTTGCTCACACGCAAGTATCTCCTTGTGGTCCCGGGGAATCACGATATCCCAACCTTTTCGTTATGAGCGAACTGCTCCACCTTTGAGCTACGAGACCAATTATGGGTTTTTAGTGTACCCATAAACACTTGAATAACTATTGGTGGTGTTTGATATACCTACCAAATTTATCAACCCTCACAGAGAGTTTCTCCAATCTAAAGTTCCATTGTTTGAACTTTCCTAAGCCCGATTTCATTCGTGCTTGTTTAATCGCAGATTCTTCTGCCTTCTCACGTCCGTCTTCCGTAGTTTCTACGAAAAACGTGGGAGCCTGAACACCGTATCTCACGGGAACTACTCTCCAAATTCTCAATTTCTGAGTCATAATACTTGAATAATCAAGTACTACGTGGAGTTTGGTTGTTGGTTTTTCATATTAGTAATATAATCAATTAAATATAAATATCAAACATATGGAGGTCTATCTCCTCAACATTTTCATTGGTACTGTTTTATGTGTGCCTCACGTGATTACTAATGTCACTGTCGCTTTAATGTTTGAAATTTTGTATCCCCGGTGGGAGTCGAACCCACACGCCGAAGCAACAAGTTTTAAGCCTGTCGTGTATACCAGTTTCACCACGGGGATGTGTTTCCCCCAATGAGATTAGTTTGGGGTAGATATTCTCGGTTTTTCCTATTGAAATACCCTACGCGTCTTACCGCTTAAAAAGTCAACCATTACTAGGAGGTGAGTTGGTAGTCTCCCTATTAACCCTAAGACCCCCTCTGTAAAACCGTTTGAGGCGTCAGCTACATCTTTGTTTAAGAAACGATGCCAAATCTGTTGAGTATCTCTCACTCAATTGTAGTCAGGACAGGACTCGAACCTGTAAGTACAGTTATACAGAACTGTGCATCCCTGTATGGATATTGCGTCTAACCAATTCCGCCACCCGACTATATAGGACACGGGTTCGGTTTCCCCATATGTGTCCATACTTTTAGTAGTTGTGTTATTTTAAGAGAAATAACCCGGTACCCACCGAAGAACCCGTATTTTTTGTTCCGCACAAAAATTTGTAAAAAGGCCGTATTGTCGTTTAGTCTATTTCAACCGTCCGAGTTCTACATTTTACATCCAAGAACCCATACCCTCATACGAAGAGAACGAAAGTGGATGACCTGATGGTAAGGTGGGATTCGAACCCACATCCTTTCGGCCAACTAAGACCGAACGCTTTCACCATTTGAGCTTCTTACCAAACATTTTGGAAAAACTGATGGTTACGTTTACCATCTTTGACTTGAGTTTGTCTTTATCATTTTTCCGTTTTTTTTGAGAGATTTCCTCTTGAAGTAATGTCAATCTCGTCCTAAACCACACCATCCTTTCTTTTAAGGCTAAGAAACTTCTAACTACCTATTTGTCCCCACTGATTTTTCTTAACCACAAAAAACAGACTCACAAACTGAACTCACAAAAAACGACTCGTGGATAGAGTAGGATTCGAACCTACAATAGTACCATACTTTTTCACCTGCCGGTTACTTCAAGGACTCGAACCTCATATTCCGATGCCTCGGACGCTTTACCATTTACCACCTACCCATTTTGAGCTTCCACGAGGAATCGAACCCCGTTATCTTGTGTACAAAACAAGCACATCACCATTTATGTTTTGGAAGCCTGTCGCAGAGTATTTTTTTAAAGTAGAAGTCAACTCTGTCTCTTAAACTACTTATTGGTACTGGCACGGTTTCGGCCGAAACTCGGATTTGTACTTCATCCACAGGAATACCTGTCGCCAATTTCTTTAACATCATCACTTCGGCCACATTGGGAGAACCGCAGTTCCCACGTTGTTTAAGGAGGTAGTTGGCGGTGTATCACACCGAGTTATGATAATGTATTGTACCCCAGGAGGGACTTGAACCCTCAAAAAACAATTTCTAAGACTGCCGTGTCTACCTATTCCACCACCGGGGCTTTTTGGTGGGGCTCGACCCCACCTGTTTGAATTACTTGCGATATGCTCTCACCCTTTTTCACCCAACTAGTATTTAGTGTGTGAGACCAAACTACCCTCATTCAACCCTTTTGTACCCCCAACTGGATTTGAACCAATATCGGACATCTTAGAAGGATGTGGCATTTCCATTTATGCTATGGAGGCAATTAAAATACTGCTGTGGAGCATCACCACAATCCACTACAAGGTTTTCCCCACTTTGGGCTGGCCGACCCAGGTTATGCCCTTATACCTTAACCTACGATTCTCTGCAGTTACGTAGCTCACTCAGGTGTGTGATAACAGGTGCTTATTTCATACCTATTTACGTCGTATTTTTTGAGACGATAGTCGGATTCGAACCGACATTATTCCACATTGGAAGTGTGGTGCCATACCTTTAGGCGATACCGTCATTTTTTCTTTATAACTCGACCTAATCTCCATCCTTTAGGGATTAAATCACCTTTATAAATTTTTTTATTATCTGAACCATTAGTAATCCAACAAGTTCCGTATTGGGAATTTTTATTACCTTTTTGTTTTATTGAATTTTTCTTACCAATATTTTTTTTAGATTCTTCTTTATGTTTTTTACCTTTGAATGTTGAATGATTAAAACCGATTTCTTTTAATCGTTTCTTTATTTTTTCACTGTTTTCTTTTTGGTCATTTTCACTTAAAGAATTTTGATAATTTTTTGATATTATTTTTCTAAAATCTTTACCGTATTTTTTTTCTAATATCTCATCAGTTATTCTTCTACCTTTTTTAACGGCTTTTAGATTAACAAAACCCCCTTGACCACCTTCTTTGAGATTCATACATAATTTATCTGTTAATAAAATTTTATTAACAATTTCACTCTCTCTAATTATCAGTTTTTCTCTTGTTGGTAAAAATTCTAAAATTTCTTTTATATGATTTTCTTTCCCATACTTTCTAATAGAATATCTCAATCTTTTACCACTCCCTAAATAACCATCCTCTAAATTAGAGGTACTGTGCATACCTATGTAATATCTTTTAGTTATATTACAAATTGTCTTGTAAATATAATGTATGTGAGGTTTTTTTCTTCCCATTTTGTCCTTTTATTATAAATATCTTAACCCATAGTAAAAGTACAAAAAAGTTCTCGGAGCGAGTAGAGAGAATCAAACTCTCGTCCTTAGGTTGGAAGCCTAATATAATAATCACTATACGATACTCGCAGTTAAGATGAACTTCGGACTTGTGTACCGAATGAGACCCTTTAATTAAATCACTAACCCCGGGTGCGGTCTATTCATCTATTTTTTTATAACTTAGATTGGAGAATCCCCATCTCTTTTTCGATTCTTTTCTTATCAGAATCTGTTAATGGAACTTTTACGTCCCTTGTACCTTTTTGTGTTTTCACACCACTTTTCAGTTGGTGTTCTAACATAGACAATACTCTTGATTGTCTTGACCTTTGTTGAACTGTCGCCATACGTTGGTTTTTAGATTAATAATTAGTAGCGGGAGGAGGACTCGAACCTCCGACCTTATGGTTATGAGCCACACGAGCTGCCAACTGCTCTATCCCACGATGTTTATTCTTAGTAGCGTAGCGTGGACTCGAACCACCCCCCAAGCTTATGAGACTTAGATGCAACCTTTACACTTTAACGCAATTTATTGTTTGTAATTAACATAGGCGGAACTCAAATCCTCTTACTCTTGTTTCCACGTTACCATATCATAAATTACCGAAGGATTATCCGTAACTTATTAGGCTCTCCCGCTAAGGACATTATGTTAATTACATTTTGCTGATTAGTAAGGATTTGAACCTTAATCCTCCTTCCCTTGTTGCCGTACATAATCTAGGGACTCGAACCCTAGCGGGGGATGGTGTGCACCATTACACTATAATCAATCGATGGTTTCGAACCCATCAGTCATAGGTTAATTACTCCTATGGTTTGCGGTCTATGAGAGAATCGAACTCTCATCTCTACCGTGACAGGGTAGCATCCTAGCCGTTGAACGAATAGACCAAAATTACCTTTACATTTCAAAGGTTAATCAGGTTTAGTTGTGAACTTTCCTTTCAGTCGTTGTCTCATTTTTTTACGGGTCTTGTTATACGACAATTTCAACACATTGACCATACGTGTTGACAATCGTGGACACAGTGGGAATCGAACCCAAAACAATCTGATTGCAAATCAGTTGGACTGCCGTTGTCATCTGGCCCATACGACACTTTATCAGATAGTGAGAAACTGGCTTTGTGTATTAAGGGAACACGATATGCTTAAAACCTCTTGTAGCCCCACCGGGAGTCGAACCCGACTTTTATGGATGAAAACCATATGTCCTAACCGATAGACGATAGGGCCAAATAACACTTTATCAGATAGTGAGAAACTGGCCTTGTGCAATTAATGGGACACGTGGCTCATAACCATTGTAGCCCGTACGGGTTTCGAACCCGTGCCTCCTGATAGAAAGTCAGACGTGTTTACCTCTTCACTAACGGGCCATTTTGTATTACCAATATTTCAAATAACTTGTTTCTTTTTGATGGTACAAAGATAATACTTTATTTCATTATACCAAACTTTTTTTAATCTTTTTTTTATCCTTCTCTATCTTCGATAGAAAACCCTGCACTATCGTATTCAGGTCCTTGGTCTTCTTCCGGAGTGACATTTACCAATCCGTATGTTACACCTAATATGGGCGAATATTCCATCCCTAACTCTTCATTCATCGTTTTTTTGTCCGACATAATAATTACATTTTTAATTCGATACAAAGATAATACTTTTTTTTAATTCTCCAAATATAATGTAAAAAAAAATCCATCTCTTTTGGAGATGGACCTTATCAGTTATTATTATGTTACTTAACAATACATCATACCATCTCCGACCGAGTTGTATCTCTACCCTCCGCTCCTGTTAATAATAGTATTGTATTTAATGTTTGCATTTTCTGTGTTATTGTAATTTTCTAATAAATATATACCTTTTTATAAAAGTGTCAAGTATTGGTAAAAAAAATTATAAAAAAAGTTTAACAACCCCGCCCTCGGGTCGTAGCGGGCAACTTGAGAATTACTTCTCGTGGGAATTCCGGAATTGGTTGTGTTCCTCACCGGCGTACCAGTCCTTATCTATCCTTTACCGTATTTATACGGTGCTACTGTTGGGAGGTCACCCCTATCAACACAACTAGTCCATTAGTTTTTAAGAGTATGGACACCCCGGTTGTTAAACTTTTTATTTTGTAAAAACAGACAGAATGATTTTCCGATATTTATCTTAGGGGCATCCTAGCAGTCACTCTACTTACCCTCGGCGGTCTCTTGGTTTGATTGACAATTCCAAACCTCACATCCATATTACCACTGATGTAAGTTATAGGTCTGTTTTTATTTCTTCAGGAGAGACCCCCAAGGGATAACCATAACGGAATTACCCTTGACTCACTCTCCGTCTTCTGCACGCCATCAAAGAATCGAACTCTGTCCTATGGGTTTGGAATCCATTTGGCTACCTTAGCCTATGACGTATTTGTTGAGGTCTCGGTGAGAATCGAACTCACTCCGCTGATTTTGCAGACCAGCCGGCCGCCACGACCATCAAGACCATTTAACCTACGACCCAAGGAACAGGAATTGTGTCCATAACATTCAATAAGCACTGTAGGTTTTCTATTTTAATCTAAACTACTTGGTAAATAAAGTAGTGTTGGATTTTTCTTTTGGATATCAACATCCGGGTAAAGTTTCTTAAACTCCAATACGTTGAACTTTCCGGTGATTATATGAAAACCATTTTTTGTTGGAATCACTTTTTCAACTTTATTACCTACCGGTTGTATGTCATCTAAATCATTTAAGATTTTAATTAAAAACTTTTGGTCTGTAGTATCAACATCAACAATCCATCTTTTTTCCTGTGTTTTGATTTGACCCACAACCGAATCAAATAAACCCTTTTGGTTTTTTACACCATTTTTAATTCTCTCAGCTAACGACATCATCATTTCTAATGAAACATCCATATGGTTTTGTTTCTGAACGTGGATGTAAGCTCTTGCCTTGAACATCTCACATAATTGTTTGATTTCATCGTATCTCTTATCAAGATGTTCTATACTATCAATACAATATGTTTTGATTGTTCTAACCGATTGGTGATTATCTCTCTCACCTTCAGGTTGGTCTTTCTTTCTCTTGAAAACGTATAACATATAGAAATCGTTTTTGTCCGAGAAATTCAGTAATTCTTTGATTTCTTTTATATTATCTATCATCTTAATATCCTATTTCATCTTTAATCTTCCACTGTTCTTCCGGGGTCAATCTTTCAATTCTCTCAACCGGAACAAATCCATCTAATCTTTGTTCTTTAACATCTTCAAAATGTTCTATGGTATCCAAACGATACCCGAACTTATATCGGATGTATTGAAACTTCTCTCCGTCCCAATAAGCCATATAATTGTTTCTACAGAAACCCTTATACCACCCTTCTTTCATTTCATTTTTTGGTATCATTATTTCTAATATTTTTTAATTTTCAGTTTCTAATCGTTTAATAACATCTTTAATATTGATATATGATGTTAAAATTGTTGGTAACCCAAGAAGAGAGTTACAAAAATCAAACATATATCTGTACGTTGAGAATACACTTCCCACACTCACTTTATTGTACATTACGTAGTATGTTAATAATGCCGTCACACTTCCGTATACAATCGCTTGAATCCAAATTGAGAACTTAGAATCTATCACTGATAACTTAATTGATAATTGTTGTCCTCTTCTTAATAAGTTATTAACTGATGATATTTTTCTAGTATTAATAATTTGAGTTTGTTCTTCAGATAAATCGTTATTCAAACTTGTAACCGCTGCTATCCTTGGTGAGTAATAAAAACTAACACCCAAGATTAAAACCGAGGTAATCATTAAGAATCCAACTATCGGTAAACTTACCATCGCCAAGAAGTAAATTGCTCCAACCAAACCAATTATTGTTTGTAATACAACCAACATATCTCTCTCAAAAAAATGAACGATATAATTCATTAAGGTCAATCTTCCGTTAATCTTTGTTGTCTCAACACCGTTCTCAATTTGTTTGTGAGTTTCAATTGATGCAAATCGTCTATAAATCCCGGAGAATACTCTAACATCGTAAATTCTACTGATGTACCCGAAAAACATAATGGCAACAAATGTTGAAACCAAATACCAAATGTACGAATAGTCTTTTGCTATCAAGTGGTCAATCGCATTACCCAAAACCTTTGGATAAATAACCATCAAAATCGCATTCACCATAAACAACGAATATGAAAATACAATAGATTTCCAATTCTCCTTAAACATTACTTTTAACTTATTCATATCTTTCCGTTTTAATTTTGACAAAGATACAACTAAATTTTAATCTGCCAAATTTTTTAGAATAATAAATATGGTTCCCATTCTTCCGGGATGTAATGAACCTGTCTCATCAACATTAAATAATGTGGTCGTCTTGGTTGAGGGATTTCTTTTCCATACTCCTCTAACGTTAAATTTGACTTCTCACTATTACATTTTCTACAAGCGGTTACCAAGTTGTCCCACGCGTCTTTACCACCCTTAGATTGGGGTATTACGTGGTCTAATGTCAAAGTTTTACGATTGTCACACCCACAATAAACACAGGTATAACCATCTCTTCTATAAACATTCTCTCTGTTCAAAGGAACTTTATGAATCGGTTGATTCACATATTTGTAAACCCTAATAATTGAAGGTTTTTTGATATCCAATTCAGGATTGATTAACTTGAATGATTCCGGATGTTCGGCAATAACACTTGCATTACCTTTATAAGAAATTACAAAAGCCCTCTCAGTGTTTATGATAGACCTTGGCATAAAACTTGAATCCAAAACCAATGTTTTTCCGTACTTACTCACGACTTTTGATTTTTAATTAAACATTCTTTTTATTTGTTCCCCCGCCGAGAGTCGAACTCGGCCCCATAGATTAAAAGTCTATTGCCTACACCAGTTTGCTACGAGGGATTATTGAGCTCATTATACCTTAACATTGGGCTCAAAATCTCACTTATTTGAGCTTAATAATTATGGTTTGTGAGCCACATTTGTCGTTACGGATGGATTCGAACCATCGACCACTGAAGTATCAGTTCAGCACTCTACCACTGAGTTACGTAACGAAATTGTCGGGATAGCAGGATTCGAACCTGCGAGTTCTCCTGCTCCCAAAGCAGGCGGGGTAACCGGACTCCCCAATATCCCGAGTAATTAACTACCATTTGACTCTTTTCGAACTTTGGAGGCTCGTATCATTCCTTAATGGTAGTTATTTTGTCTAAATGGCTGGACTCGAACCAGCGGTCTCTACGGTCCAAGTGTAGCGGATTACCAACTTTCCCACATCTAGAATTTAATTATATTTTTAATTTTCCTGAACGATAATCTTCCACCATTTGTTTCAGTCTCTCGTCTCTTTTTTCCATCATCTTTCTGATTTTCTCAGTTCTTTCAGGACTTGGGTTAGAATCAATTGTATAAACCACCCCCATTTTATCTAATTCATTTAAGAATTCTTTTGTTTCAAATTTTTTCATAACTTTATGTTTTGCGGAGAACAAGGGAATCGAACCCTCACCGGTTTTACCCGGAACATCTTAGCAGGATGCCACTACGAACCAATATTAGACTATTCTCCATTTTTGCGCAGATGGTAGGAGTCGAACCCACTCGGAAACTTGCGTTTCATACATAAGATTTGGAGTCTTACCGGCTACCTCAGCCTCACCTGCATAAATTAATAGGATATCGCTTAACCTATCCGTGACTTGGCCCTGTCACTTAACTCGTGTTACCGAGACGATTTTTTTGTGTCCCCAAGAGGATTCGAACCCCTATCTTCAAGTCCGTAGCCTGACGTTCTGTCCGTTGAACTATGGAGACAATTTGAGGTTGAGAACTCCTCTGTGTTAGTCTTTACTAGTTGTTGCAACAACCTTGTAGCCACTCTATTTTCCTTTCTCAAGGGAACAACACATTTTAATTTAAGTATTCACACAAGGTGTTAGTTTTATGGGAGTTCTACTGCAGATGTGCCCAAAAGTGACTTACCTAACACGGACTCCATTCCCCGTGAATACTATTTCCACTGAGTTTTTCGGTTATACTTCCAAGTTTTATAACTTCTGTATTTAATTGACGAATGTCCTTTCTTGAAATTTAATCCCTCATCCCAATAGGGTGGAAATTCTTCTTTTAACCAAATTACTCTGTACTCTTTTGAACAAGTTGCCTTGTCCAACTTTTTTCTGTTTGTGTTTACACTCATAATCTCTGAGTCTGTTGTTTAGCAGACCTCAAAGATTGTCAAATACCTTTTTCATAATATTTTTTTATTTGGGTGACTAAGGAGAATCGAACTCCCACCTTCAGAACCACAATCTAACATACTAACCGTTATACTATAGCCACCATATATACCCCCTTCACCGGCTTAACGGACCGGCTGCCATATGGGAGTGGGGGTTTCCCGTTATTTCGGGACTCCGCGGACTTGGGGAATTTTGAAATCCCGACCTCGATGTTAACAGCATCTTGCTCTTCCTCTGAGCTACAAGTCCAATTTTGACTACTACCTGACTCCTTTCGAGCTTATGAAACTCGTATCATTCAATCTTAGTAGTCCAAGGCTGTAGGAGCTCATCTTTACACTTAGGCTTTTTGTCTTCTCGATTCCGGAATCTTACGACCGTAGCGTCACCTTGTTTGTGGTTCCCCGGGGAATCGAACCCCATCCTTTAGATTTTCAGTCTAACGTACAGACCACTTATACCAGAGAACCAAATAATGATAATGTTGAAGTACCCGTTTCGCTTCAATCTTGACTGCTTAATCATAGTTTTATGGTGCACCGGCAGAGGGTTATGAATTCTTGAACCTATCTTGGATTGTCGACATCCGAGAGATAGAGAAAACCATTATCATTGGTGGAAAGTAGTGGACTCGAACCACTCCCGTAAGGACCTGATTTACAGTCAGGTTGCCGTATCCGAACGACTTTTACTTTCCTTTTGTACCCCGAGATGGAATTGAACCACCACCATTTGTATGTAAGACAAATACGCTTCCATTACGCCATCGGGGCAAATTGTACCGAGAAATGGTAATGCTCCATTCTATAGTCGGATATGAGCCGTCTATGGTCCTTGACCTCTCGATGTTTTTGGTGGACATAGGCTCATCACCTACTCTTGGGTTTCCACCGAACCCTTCGTTACCCCTGAGAGAATCGAACTCCCACCGCGTGGACCAAAACCACGTGTACTAACCGTTATACGAAGGGGCAATAATATTTTAGTTAAAGAACGGTTACCACAATTACGTTCGCCCCGGACACTACTCCGGACATTCTGTTTTGGGTGTGGATTAAACTATTTAACTAACCCGCGGAAGGAGTGGGACTCGAACCCACACGTGTGTTACCACCAACGGTTTTCAAGACCGCGACCCGTAGACCAACTTGGCTTACCCTTCCATTTTTTCTTACCAATATTTCAAATAACTTGTTCCTTTATTTTGATGGGACAAAGGTAATCCTTTTTTTTTAACTTTCAAACTTTTTTACAAAAAAAAATCCTGAACTTTTTAGATTCAGGATTTTGGTATATGGTTATGTTAACTTCTTATATAGTTGTCAAGTCATCCAATAAAACATCTGAATCTGTATGCGAGGTACGCGGATACGAACAATTACTAAATTGTTGTTTCCAAATCACGACGTTCATATGTTTATTAGTGTTTCTCATTTTTTCTAAATTTTGTGGTATCTCTACCTGTTGTTTCTTATAATTATATCAAACTTACGAAAAGTTTAATAAAAGTCAAATATTTTTTTTTATTTTAGCATTTTTTCAAACATAATCTAAAATATTTCTCACCGGGTCTATTAGAATAGAAGTAAAATACTACATTATCATCATTTCTTTTCTCCATTATAATTCTAATACTTGATTCATCACCATCATCATCTATCAGGGTATATAAATAATTATATTGTCGGACAAACAATTGTTTTGATTTAACGTACATTTTATAATTACGTTTTTCAGTAATTATTGAAATTGTGTGTGATTCTTTATCCTCATAAAAAACTACTTCTCCGGGTATGTTTCTAATGTCCCACCCATCAGCCGTTCTCATATCAACAGTCTTAAACTCAAATCTTTTTTCTTGTGAGAATGAAGAAAAAGATAAGGTTAGTAACAATAAAATTAAAAACCTCATACAAGTTTGTTTGCGATGTTAATAATAATACTTTCGTCCTCGTTGGATAATAGATGTTTTGAAAATCTAAGCTTTGTTAGTGATTCATCCCATTCTAATTCCATTGCACTTGTACCTTCTTTAGTTGGTACTGCTTTACCATTGAATCGGGCCAAATGACCATCTTCAATTAAAGTTTCTATTAATTCATCAATTTCACGACGACTACACTCGGAAATATATTCCCAAGGCTCAATATCGATTTCTGTACTAAAATCTGGCATAATTATAAATTTTCTAAATAGTTAATAATTTTTGTAACTTGTTCTTTTGAATTCCATCCTGAAACATCATCACCATCCGGCATTGGCACAAACTTACCTAATGTCTTGTAGAGTGCGGCAACTTCAAATGAAGTTTTCCCATTTCCGTATAACCCGTTACCACCAACAACGGAAACTTCAATATCGTTTCCTAAATCTAATCTTGCTTGAACGGCACCTCTACCGATAGCGTGTGGTTTGAATACTAAATCGTCAAATGTTTTCATAGGGCAAATATATTACTTTTTTTTATAACACCAAAAAAAATTAATGTTTTTTTACTAAATATTTGTGACCCGAATCTGAATTAACCTCAAAAATCTCTTTCATTTTTAACGCTTCTTCTTCAGTTTCAAAAGTCATTATCTCAGAATAAGAATCAACTAAAATCACCGGTAATTCAACTCCGGTGTGGAATTTAACCATTTTTACTATTACCCACATAATTTTTTTTTATAAGTATAAATAAAAAACAAAAAGGTGTCAAATGACACCCTTTTGCTAGATTTGGAATCTCCCCCTTTCTTTTTAGTTGGTTAATCCCATCCGGTTTCTACACCGAAGGTAAGTTTTAGCCCGCAATTGCTTTATCTTTCATAGTATCAGCAACTGTAGACATCTTTTGTGCCACACCACCAAGTAGTGGACATATAATGTGAGATAAACCGCTTTCAAGTTTCTTAGCGAATTCTGTACTGTCTAAATGGTCTATCATACTATTTCTAACTAAATCGGCTAACACACCTGAAACACCTTTACTGTCTGCGAATTTTTTAACAACTGCTTCAGTGATAGATTTAGCTAAAAGTTTTGTTGTAAAATCACAATTTGTTAATTGTGTTATTTCACCTATTTTAAGGTTACCGACGGTTGTTACGATAATATTTCCAATCCAACTATCTTTTTGACCCGGAGCAACCGCATCAATTAACCAAGTAGCCATTTTTTCTTTGAACCATCCTCCAATAACATCTGTCGATGGGAATAAACCTTTTAATATTTCCCAAAACCCTTCATTGATTAATCCTTTATCAAAACCTTGAGAGTTCATATAAAACATTTCCGAAATAACTTCATTAAATAATTTATCTTTATCTTCAATTTTTGATTCTGAAATAATTTGGAATCTTGTGTTAATAATTTTAGATTCACCAATTAGTTTGTTTTTCTTTTCTTCTGATAATGTAACTAAATTTTCTTTAATTAAATCTTTTAATTTGTCTTTTTTAGACTCAGCAATTTGTTGTCCAATAATGTATGGGTTAGGTCTTTTTAATACATTTGATTCACCCGCTAATATATTTTTTATATTATTCCAACTAAGAACTTTTCCTTGTCTAAAGAATCCAAACGGAGAATTTTTTGCAGAAAAATCAACATAATCTGATAACTCAGCTTGATTTACACCGGTAAATCCACTTGCCTCATCATACGCTCCTGCATTTTTACATCTAACAATATATGGTTTGTATTGTTGAATTGTTGGGTTAATACTACCACCATTCATTTGCCAATCCATAGCAGTACCTAAGTATTGTAATAAATCAGTTTTACACGTTGCAGCGTCAACTTTTGTTTTATTAAAAGTAACATCCGGAGCAACTCCTTTTGGCATATAAATTGGGAAATCTTGACCTTGGAATGATAAATTACCAAATCTTTGAATATCTGTTAATCTGTCATATTTTGTTTGTAATTCACTTTTATCAATTGTTGGTGTAAAAGGTGTTGTAGGGTCTTTAGGTTTTAATTGATGTTTTGTATAATCATTAGGAAAATAATAAGTTAACATATCATTCCAAATTCTAAATAAGTTAGATACGGCACCTTTATCAATATATTCCTGTAATTTTTTAGTCACTTGATTCAAGTAGAAATAAACATCTGTTTGAGGGTCATCCGGATTTAATCCAAATTGAGTTAAAACATTACTAAATTGTAATTGTAATCCCGTATCAGGAATACCATCAATTAAATATGGTTTGTTTTGTGCATCTAATTTATATTTATAAACCGCGTCTGATATCTTAACTAAAATTCTACCATCGTAAGTCAAATAAATTGTATCTTTTCCCGGTCTTTCATACATCTTAGCTGCGTAATATTTTCTGTTACCAACTTGAATTGCTCTTGGATTTCCATCAGGATATAATGCTAAATTAGATAATACTCCTTTACCTCTTAATATACCGTTGTTTTGTAATATATCTAACTCACCTTTTGGTGCGTTAACTACATTTTTCATACCAGAGTCAACAGGTTGTGTCGCTTGTTCTTTTATATTTTTTTTCATTATTGTTTGTTATTAAATACTATCTAATTTATCAGCACTTATGTGAGACACAGTTGAATCAAATTGTGGACCACCTTGTTGATTTCCGGTATTATACCCATATTGGTCTTCAGGTTTTGGTGGTGTTGGTTGAACAACCACATTTGCGGGACATAATTTTGTAACATCAGCATCCGTAAATCCATTTTTGAATCCTTTAGATTCTAACGCTCCTTGAGTTTTAGGTCCAAATAAACCATCTGTTTTAATGTTAAGACATCCTTGTACTTTAGTAATTACATCGGATTTACAACCTTGAGTATAGGTTCCTTTACAATCTTTGAATTTAGAACCTCCGGTTTTTCCACCACCTCCACCACCGGATTTACATTTAGCTTGTGTAGGGTCTTGTTTACAATCTTTAATTGTGTCTTCACCAATTTGTTTTAATGAATCTTCAACACAATTTCTAATTGGTCTATATATTTGTTTCCATTCCTCTTCAGCATCAATATCGCTATCTAAATCATCAAATAAATCACCACTATCCGAATGTGCGTTATAATATGTTATTAATGCACAAAAATCAGATGCGGTTCCACCTTCTAATTTTTTGAATGCTCCAAATAATTTTTCCTCATCAGTTCCCGCCATAAATCCCCAAGTTTTCTCATTTATTGCATCATCAATATCATCGGTTATTGAACGTAAATCTGTCTCACCAAGTTTTCTAGGTAATTTAGCAATTTTTGCGGCATCTGTTGAACACATTTCAAACATTTTTTTAACTTTGTTTGCTCCGGTATCTTTAGTCATTAACCAATAAACTAATGGTAATACTAATAATGCGGCGCCACCGGTTACTACAGCACCACCTAATGCGGCTGCTCCTGTAACACTTGTCGCACCTAATGCGGTACCAACACCCACTGCGGAATATGCCGCGCCACCTAATGCGGTTGTTGTTGCAATATTTGCCGCCGCGGCTCCACCCATTGCTGCAGCCCCAAGACCAGCACCAACAGCGGTACTACCAATTGCGACATCAGCAGTATCTTCATTAACAGATTCAATTTCCTCAATATTTTCAGTTAAGGTCTTCTTGGCATCATATTTCATCATAAGAAGAACACGCTTAAGTGCGTCGTTCCCCTCGTTTAAGTTGTATTTCTCCATAATTATGTTTTTTTATAAATATCAATAATAATATAAATATCACTCTATATATAATAAAGTGTTATTTTAATTGATTTGCCGGTCCTCGGGTTAAACCTGATTCCCATTTCTCTCCGGCTTTACCTAACATATTGGCTTTACCTCGTGAAACTTTAGACCCAACAATGTCAGACCAAGTTGATGGTTGGTTACCACCACCGGAACCACCACCATCGGACGGTGCATCTTGTTCTCCTAATTCTACGTTATCACTTTTAGGTGTGTATTCCTTCATTAAGGAAATAATGTAATCAATATCTGTTCTCATATTTAGATAAATATTTTGGTAATTAAAAAAAAAGTAATATATTTGCTAAAAATAAACATTATGAAGAAAATAATTCTATTAATTGGAATCCTGTTTACGTTTAATTCTTGTGAAGTATATCAAGAACCAACGTCTTTGTCATTGAGTGGTGAATATATTATTGACAAAGTTACCGTTATTAGTACTGAGAACACAACAAATAGTGGTGGTCAAATTTATGGACCCGGAAGTCATTATGTAAATAATCTAGATACATTCCCATTGGATGATATATATGTAGGTTTTACTCGTTGGCATTTTGATTATACAATAGCATCATTTTTTCCAATATCTAATGGTGATGGTACCGTTAATTGGCAAAGACAATATTATTATACGGTTGTTGGTCACAATAACGTTTATGATTTGGGATATATTAAATTTAATGTGAATGGTTCCGTTAGAATTTTTAAGATTCTTGATGATGGAATGGAAAGTTTAACATTACAAAACAGTGGATTATGGCCTTACGCAAATGAAGGACCAAATGAAGTTGTTATGATACATTTATCGAGAATAGGACCATAAAAAAACCCCCAATTAAGGGGGTTTGTTTTTTAGTATAATTCAGCATCCGGTAAATTGTCCGGATAAATTAAATAGTATTCGTTCAAAAACGATATAACTTCTTGTTCATCTAAATCTTCACCCATATCACCAAATAGGTAAATATCATCATCATCTTCATCATCATAAAAATCATCAACATTTTCAGGGATGTTATAACCAAATGTTTTCATTTCCTCAAGGGTTATTTGGTCTGTTCTAATTTCATCGTCACTATCAGATAAAACCCTAAATGTAACATCTAAAGTTTGAGATGCCTCATTCACATAAAACGATTCTAACTCTTTAATTTCCATTGTATTCTATTTTTCTTCATCAAACGCATTGTGGAATTTTCCGTGACGTTTGTATATGTTTCTTTTATCTACCTCACCTTTCCAACCTAAAAATTCTGAAGTTGGTTCAAAATTCTTAAAATGTTTTGGATGTTTTTTTACGTGTGGGTGTAAATCGTGTAATTCATCATCTGACATTTTTTCAAAATCCAATCTTTCTTCTTCCATTGGTGCCGGAGAATCTGATGTTGGTGTTGTACCTGAAGTACCAAATGATTTAATAATAACATCCGATAATCTATCAGCTTCAACGTCAGGTTGAGTCCCTTTTGTGTACCACACACCTATTTTATTTTTACCTAATTTTTTTAGATTAAATTTTCCAATTGTTTCTTCACTAGGATTTAACACATTTAAGGTTGCCTCATTATTTTTTATTTCAAAAAAGAAATCACCTACACCCGGGATTTTTTTAACTAATACTGTTTTACCTCCGGTGTTGTTTGCATCGACAAAACCTTTTTCTCTTAGTTTTGAGACTAAACCTGTTTCCGATTGTTCTTTAATAACTCGTTTAACGATATTATATAAATCATTTTGGGTTAATTTAACTACTTTTGACATATTAGTTGTATTTTGATAATCTTTTGAACATATCTAAAGATTCGTTAATTTTTGAAACAACTTGTTCTTTTGTTTCTTCTTCAATTTGGTCTTCTTCGTTATCTAAATCAAATAATGAATCAATATCTAATCCAAATGGAGAATCATCTTCATCTTCATCGTCAAAAATTGTAGAGTCAGGACTAAAAACTAAATCATCATCAGATTCAGGACTAACTAAGACCATATCTTCTTCATCCTCGTGTCCAAATGTTCCGTGTTCTAAATCATCCTCACCATCACCAATCATATCTTCTAAACCTTCAAATGTAGGTTCAGGAGCATATTCAACTCCGGCAGAAACAAATTGTTCCATTTCTTCATTGTATCCATCTTCTTCATCAGAGAATAAACCGGTTGATTTTCCATCAGCGTGCATTTCGTTAATGTTTACATTTTTATATGTACTAACATTACCTTTATTATTAACGGTCAAACCACCTTTATCATTTGCGTAATCTTGTACATATAATGGTTGTTGTCCCGGTTGTGCGTATTGTGTTACGTATCCATCATAAACTTCTTTATGTTGGTCAAGGATGTTACTTCTCTCCTCGTTTGTCATTTTGAAAAAATATGCGTTCATATTATTGTTTTTGTTTTATAAATATGTTTATGTTTTATAAAAAGGTATATGTTTGTACAATCTTACTTGCGAATCTTTGTAGATATCTATTGATATTCTCCATACTTTCATCCATACCTTTATCTTCTAAGTAATTTATGATACCATTAATCATTTCTGCCTGAGCTTGGTCAGCGTGGTCTAAAACTTCTTCAAAAGCTTCTTCGTTATGTATTTCTTTATATTTGAATTCGTGTTTAATTCTTTCTCTACCCATATATAGATATGGCGCCGCCGCCAACATATTAGTGATACTAGATTCTCTAATCATTAAAAGATATTTTTTTAAGAATTTCATATTAAAATACTTGAATACGTCAATATTCTTCATAAAAAAGTTATTTCTATCATCTTCTTTGATAGTTTTTTTCTTTCTTTCTTTAGTATCCCACATATCCTCATCACCAATTAATGCTAATGTACTACCATTGTCCCAATTAACTTCATATTGGTCTGAACCAAATAATTTGTAAGCTTTTGTAACAGTTCCCCACGTTCCGGGTAATACCGAAGTTTCACCACCCATATGTAATAGGACTACTCTGTCACCGGGTTTTAATTCAGGATTTATCATTTTTTTGTGTTTAATCTTAACAATAAATATAATCAAAGTATTTATAAGTGTATGGAAATGACTTTAATTATAACGGAAAGCCAAAGAAAGATGATTTTAACAGAATCTATCGTTAGTAATTTTGCTGAATCAGTAAAAAATAATTACGATTTTGTTAAAAAAATTGTTAAAGAGGCATCTGAAAGTATGGGGATGAATTTACAATTCGCAATAACTTGGGGTGCAAGTATTGGGGGATTCATTGGACCTATTAATAATTTTCTTGAAGGTAAGTATCCAAATTTAACTGATTTGGAATTAAGTTTAATTTTAACCGGTGTTATCGCAACATATTACTTTGATAACGCTGAGATGGCAAAACAAGTATTTGAAAAAATTAAAGAGGATGGATTATCATCACCTTTTAAAGAAGCTCTTAGAAAAGGTAAACAATTTAAAGATACATTTTTAGATTTTGCCTCAAGTCTTAATATCACATTACATAAAGTAACCAATATGATGGGATATACCTTTATATTACCATTAATTCCTATGTTATTTGAAATTGCTAAAAATGGTGAGTACAACAATCAAGATATTAAACAAATCAGTCTTAGATTAGCGTCGTTTGGTATCTTAACAGTTTCTGCAATTATGATTAGAGAATTGTTAACAAAAATTATTAAGAGATTTAGGTCTTAATAATCTCCGGAAATAAAATCACATAATTTACTTGAGAAGGTTGAGTGACTAGTGTAGTCAAAAGACTCAATGTCAATATCTCCAATGTTTCTAATGTACGCATAAGTATGTGTCCATATTTCACAATCAGCCAAGTCCATATACTTACTAATTTCAGGCCAAATAATATCATCTAATGGATATCTAAGACTTTCATCCTCACTAACATATCCAACAATAGTTTCCGCAAGGTCTTGTGGTATATTTTCTAAAGGTTCACCATCAACAAGTATTTCACTACAATAGACTGAAACATCAGTGGTTATTCCATCATCAATAAAAATGTCCGCCACCTCATATGTAACATTTAATACTAAATTTTTTCTTTCATTCCCACAAAAGAAATGTGTTGTTATTTGTTTTGGCGTTTTTTGTGATATATCATTAGTTACTTTTTTAGTAAATGAATCTGATAAATAACCACCATATCTTTCAGATTCAAAATCATCTACATAGATGTATTTAGTGACCGGTAATACGTGACCAAAGGACACACCAACTAAATTACAAGCATCTTGTACTATGTGTTTAGATTTACAATTAAAATAATCCCACAACCAAGATAAATTTTTTACTTTAGATTGAATGTTTACGTCATATTCTAGGTTAAGTTTACCATCACCTCTAATTTCATATTCAACATTTGTAAATTTGAAATTAAACCCTTTAATTGGGTGGGTTAATCTCTCTAAATACATTTTAATACCTTTCGCCTCAGAGTTTGTTATCACTTTCTATCCAATATCTCATTTATCACAATTTCTTGTTCGTTTTCGGTTAAACCGTGAATATCTCTATGAGTGTCAAACCATTCTGATACAACATCGTTAAATGGTAATTTTCTTAGTTTTGCAAGTCTTCTTAGTCCCACTCTTTGTGCTTTTATTTCATCAGGTTGTGTATAATAACCTAACGAATCAGATGGTGGTTCTTGATATACTTTTCCTTCTGTAATATATTGGAATCCGTGTTCCAATTCGTGGGCAACAATATCGTTTAACTCTCCGATTATATTATAGATGTTTTTACGTAATGTTTTTGGGTTAAACTTAATTGCAATTTCAATAACATCATCTTCAGATGAAAAATTACCACCAACACTATAACCATCAAGATTATTGTCTATTTCAACATATAAATCCACAGAATATGTAAAAGGGAGATTGGTGAAAGAATATTCCTCACCGTCTTCTCCCGGTAAATAAAATTCACCCGGCTCTTTATCCTTAATAATATTTAATATGTCTTTTACCGTTGTTCTAACAGCAATTCTACTCATTCTACTCATATTGGACTCTGTTATTGGTTTTTGTACGTCAAATGTTAGACTATCAATTGTAGTTCTAATATTCTCGTCAAAGATACGTAAAAATCTTGTCATTTCCAAATTTAAGTCTGAATAGAATTTGTATAATCTACTTTCAAAACTTTTCGCAATCATTTTACCTTGTTCATTGTTTTCAGGGGTAAATAATAATTGACTTAATTTATCATTAAGACCTATAATAACAACATTTAATAAAGCGTAATCATAATACTCACCAACACTCATCAGTTTTTTATAACCATCAACTTTGAATTTATAATCAATATCCGAACGTAATGATTCTGGTGCATCGGCAATTATTTGACCATTATACTTAAAAGTTCTTGTTGATAATAATTTATTAATTCTTTCTAATTGTTTTTCTGTTAACATATCTATAAATACTTTAATAATCAAATAATCTTTTTTTTATAAAGTTTTTTATCATATTTTTGGTGGTAAATAGATATTTGGTGGAAAGTAGATATTTATAATTATGAATTATAGAAAAATTTGGGAAAATTATCACGGAAAAATACCTTTTGATTCTGAAGGTAGGGTTTATGATATTCATCATATTGACGGTAATAGAAAAAATAATAATATTAATAATCTTATTTGTTTATCTTTGGAAGACCATTATAAGTTACATTTACATCAATATTTGGAAAATGGAAATATTAAAGATTTAGCTTCAGCAAGAATTTTATCAGGTAGATTAGGTAAAAAAATTGAGGAGTTAACGGGATGGTCGGTTAGTGAGGAAACTAAAGAAAAAATAAGAAAAACTTTAACCGGTAAAAAAAGACCTAAAGAGGTTGTTGATAAAGTAAGAGAAAAACTAATAAACTATAAATGGAGTGAAGAACAAATCCAATCAAGAGTTAATGGGTTAAAAAAATTTTATGAAAATACTCCAAGAGAGGACCGAATTGAATGGAGAAACAATATATCTGAAGCCCATTTAGGTAAAATAGTTAAAGAAGAAACAAAAGAAAAATTATCAAAATTAAATTCAAAATTAACGGATAATGAAGCTTTAGAAGTTATGGACTTGATTATGTCAGGAGAAAGATATAAACTTATCTCAGAAAAATACAATATTAGTCAATCACAAATAACGGCAATAAAACAAAAAAAAACATATAAATGGTTATGGAATTAATATCAACACACCCAATAAAAAAATCCGATTTAGGATTTCACGGGAATTTATTTGGAGGAACATTATTAAAATTTATAGATTCGGGGGCCGCTGGTTACGCTATGCAATTATGTGATTCACCAAGAATGGTGACTGTGGCAATTGATAAATGTTTTTTTGAAAAACCAGCTAGGGAAGGACAAATATTAAAAATTTATGGACACCCGTCAGCATTAGGTACCACATCGGTTACCTTATATATGGAGGCACGTGCTCACAACGTATATACCGGTAACCAAGTAATTGTTTTAAGAACAAACATTAAATTTGTTATGATTGACGAAGGTGGAAACCCAATCCCAATTGGTGATAAAGGAAGAAAAAAAATACAAAGTTTAATTGATAGTTTAACTAAAGAATAAAAAAAAAGGTCTAAAATTAATTAGACCTTTTTTTATTTTATATTATTTCCAAACTAATGTATCTTTGAATGTTGTTCCGGTACCTGATTGATTAATTAATCTACGAGTATACGCAAATCCACCACCTTGAGTTTCACCATTAATACCTTGGGTCCAACTAGTAAATTGTACTGTATAGTAATCATCAGTTGTTTCGTCGTGCATAATTAATGGTATTTCATAATTGTTACCAATAGCACCGTCTAATGCGGTATAGAAAGTGTCAAAATTTCTTCCATCTACAACATCTAAATTTGAAAAACCATAATCACCTCCGTCAGCAGTATATTCGGAATTCCAAGTTGTTCCTGATGGTGATATATTACCATTCCACGATGATTCCACAACTGAATTATATATACCACCATTTAATCCTCTGGTTATATTAATATCGGCGTTGATGTAATCAACTTCTTTTCCATAATTACTATGAATAAAATTAACCTCACTTTCAACGTATTCTGTTGAATAAACCGTACATTCAAATACATCACCAATTTGTGTATTTTCAGGTGGGAAATCAATATAATCATTAGGATAAAAATTTTGGAATCCCGATATCGATTCATAATCTCTAGTATCAAGAATTTCAACACCATTTTGTGTTATTATCGCATAGTTTACTACAGATGAACCATCTTTAGTTGTTATTCCAAAACCATCTTGTTGACTATCAAAAAACCAACCAAAATTCTCGTAAGAATTTGGAATTCCATCACCATAAGGAATACCTTCACCATCTTCAATAGTAATTGAAGGGTATAATCCCGCTAAATCACTAATTTCAGTACTTAAATTACTTAATAAATTATATAACCCTGTTAAGTTTGCGTTATTTGCATAATCTAAAGATGTTATTAAAGTACCCTGTTGGAACTCTAACAATCTAGTGATTACTTTTGTAAAATTATTTGGTTGATAATTAGCCGTTGATAATATTAAATCAAGTGATTGTGCAACTAATTGAGATTTATAATTTTCTAAGTCTTGTTCATATTGAATTTTTAATGTGGCAGCCTCTACTTGTTTATTAATAATATCTTCTTTATTAAATGTCAAAGTATATATTCCAACTGTATTAACTGCTGTATCGTCAAACACAAAATTAGGTGCATTACAACCTCTTGAAGTACAACTACCTGATGGTCCTTTAGGCGCTTGGTCATTATAAAACCCTCTAACCGGTAAATAATCCACTTGAGAAAATCCTGCAAAATTTATATCACCCTTAAATGTTTGGGTAACTTCTAACGCATAATAGTTAAGATTTTCATTTGGATTATTATAATACATATAATTTCTCATTCTTTGCCCTTCAGGAATGGTTGATGACCATTTAGCCCAAAATCTTTTGAATTCTGATGAATCATTCATCGCTGTATTCAAATTAAGAGTGATTGTTGCATTACCTTTAAGAGCATCCAATTTTGTTTCTTCACCGATAACTTTAATTTGGTTATCAGTCGCTTCCTCGGAAACACCATATCCATCACCAACATTAAGTCTTGTTATGAAAAATGGTGAAGATGAATCAACAATACCCGGAGATGGGTCAAGTGTTGGGTTTATAACTATTAATTTAATACTAAAGGTTACCTGAATATTTGGTACTCTATCAGTTTCATTTTTATTCTTATCAAAAGCTTGATAACCATATGTTAATGTTGTCATATCTTTATTTTTTTATTTTTTTTATTTAATTACTATTGTTGCGGTATATTGACTTGGACTAAGACCTGGTGTTGTTGGTTTACAACCATCAAACTCACATAATTCAACCGCACTATTACTTGTCACATATGACGCAACTGTTAAAACATCTCCCGGAACTAAACCAACTATTTCTAATTTGTTTTTTTCTTGCCATTCTTGAACAAGCCCATTAATATTATCAAATTTGAATATTTCTGACCAACCTTGAGTATCATATGAATATGCAATTTTTTCCATTCCACCCCATTCTTTTGTGGCGATTATTTCACCATTTAATGACAAACTTGGATTGTATTCAATATAGACACCTGTGTCTTTCTCCGCTTTATCACCAATAAATGAATTATAATTACTCATTAAGGTACCCACAAACCTAATATTACCCTCATTTTGGTAAAATGAATAACCTCTAAATGGTTCAGGTATTATACCAATATTTTGATAAGGTAAACCTTCACCTTGGTCAATAGTTACCTTAGGATATAATGCAGAAATTTGTGATATCGTATTTCTAATACCGTTTAATCGGTTTGTTTCTCCAATAAGACCAGCATCACTAGAAAACGATAAAGCATTTTCTATAGTACCAACATTTAACTCTAAACATCTTGTTATAACTTGAGTAATATTAATTGGGTTATATCTGTTTAATGTTGGAATTTGTAAAATAGATTGAGATTCAATTTCACCTTGAAAACTTGCTAAAGTATCCAAATATTCTTTTTGAGTTTTAAGTTTAGTTGATTGGTATTTTTTCAACAACTCTTCGCTAATAACAACTTCATCAATATAAAAGTCATCATAAACGTCATAATATACTAAATTTTTGTATTCATATGTCGTTGGTCCTGTCTTAACTACGTTATAAGCCAATAGTTCTTGAGGTTTTTCAGTTGTACCTAAATAAACATAAGGTCCAATTTCTTGTTTTTCATTCATTAATGTAATTAATAAACTAACATTATATTCTTTTAAGTTACCAAATTTGTTAAAGTACGCAAGAAATGTTTCATCTGTAAACATATTTGTTACATTAATTTGTACAATCCCATTACTATTAGTGGTTACTATACCGTCAAGTAATGATTCCGAGAAAAGAACACCACCTCTTTGGGGTGGGATTAAACTTGTATCCCCTTTAGTATTAGCTAAAACAGCTACTGTTTGTACCATATAATTAATAGTAAGACCACAAATTGGTTCTTCGGTATCACTATTACGGTATTTGAATGATATTAAATTTGCCATAATTTTGTTTTTTATTTATAAATATCACCTCAAAACAAAATATACTATTTCCAAATTTTATTTATAACCTAAATTATTATATTTATTAAGATATTTATAAAATAAAATATTACACTTATGAAAAAAGTAGTTATAAATGAAAAAGCTCTTCGTGAATCTATCAGAAAACACCTATTAGAACAAGAATCTATTAGTGTTTCCGGTTCAGATAAAGAACAAGAACAAAAACCAAGATGTGTTGCAGGAAATGTAATACCTTTAGATATGATTGTTGGACCATCTAAAAATTTTACTAATTATTCTCAAAATTTACTTAAACGTGATGGTGGAATTAATGGAATGGTGGATGCTTTAGATGTCTTAAAGACATTAAGATTACATAATAGTATTACCGATAATGGTGAACACTTAGCATATAACCTAATGAACCATATCAATACTTTTAGAAATAAAAACTATTTTGACGAAACAAACAGTGAATGTCAAAAAGCTATGGATAAAGTTATTGAACTTTACAAAGAAAACGAACACGGGGAAGAACTTGTTAAAGATATTGAAAAAGTATTAGGACATCCGGACCCATCTCCAAGAGCAAAAGAATATCTAAAAAGATGTTTGGTATTAGTTAAGGAGAAATAATATACCCCACCATTGGGGACGTTTAGGACCGTTATCAGTGATGGTAACAAATTAAAGGGGAGATTCGCTATCATCCCCTTTTTTATTTTGGTTGATATTTATTATTGAGTAAATAAACGATTAAACCTTAACAAAATGGCTAAACCTAAATCAGGTTCCTCTTCAAGTACTAAAATTTCTTTTAATAAGAAAAAGGTTTCCGGGAAACATAAGAAATCGAGAAACAAACACGACAGGTCGGAAAAGAACTACAGGGGTCAAGGACGTTAATTTACCATAAATCATTAAAACTAAAAAAATTATGGGTATTTTTTCAAGTATTTATGGGGGGATTAAAGGATTGTTCACTGACGAACACGGAGTTGTATCATCAAAAAGATTTGTTGGTATTATGTGCTCAATTATGCTATGTGTTACTATGTATCACAATAGTTTTTCAACAGTTGATGTTGCCCCAGCACCTTATTTAGTAGACGCGGTTGCATTATTAGCTTTTGGTTGTTTAGGATTATCCTCAGTGGATAAATTCACAAAAACAAAATCAAAAATTAAAGACGCTACGAGTCAAGAGTAAAAATTAACCCCCAATTAAGGGGGTTTTTTATTTCTTATTTCTAATCTTATTTTTTAGGTCACATAAACCTTTAATTACCTCAATTGAATTATCAACTTCAATTGGTGTTGGTGAGTCACAAACTACCCTAATACTATCAACCTCAGATTTTTGAGAATTTTGTACTGTTCTTTTAAGTAATAGTTTATTTCTATAATTATCTCTAACTATCCGTTCAATCTCATCAATCTGAGCAATGATTTCTCTTTCTCTATCAATTCTTCTTCGTGTACATTCTGACTGACCATCTATAACTTCCTGAGTTAAATCGTCAACTCTAATGGTCAAACTATCCAATTGGGTATTGAGAGATATAATTTGTTTTTTCTGTCTCTTAACAACCAAATTTTGTTGTGTTGGGTCAGGTTTTACCACTTCAATTATACTTGACCCAAATGTTATGAAAAACACGGCAATACATAATATAATCAGAGCCCAAATACGTTGAGCAATTGAGAATGTTGTAAGTATTTCTTTGAAGTATTGTATCATACTGATAAATATCAGTCATTCAAAGATTATTTACCCATCGCGTCTTTTTCCGATATCACTAATGGGTGATTACCTGTAAAATTTTTAACAACATCTTTAACAACAGGATTAGTTGTCCAAACAATACTATGTTCTGATTCCGGGTTGTATTCTCCTTCTACTAAATAAACCACAATTGTATTGGGTTCTAATGTTAAGAATCCGTGTGCCTTATCATTTGGGATTAACACAGAGTCGGAATCACGAAGAACAATATAATCGGTCTCACCTGTTTGTAAATCAACCGCAAAATCAACTATCGAACCCTGAACCACTTTAATGTACTTTGTTTGTGGGGGATTTAACTGATAATGAAGACCTCTAAAGGTAAATTCCTTATCATTGATACTGATTGAACACTGAGTCCATACTTGACCTAATTCTGTTGTTGAAATGGGTGTGTATGAACCCCTGTTATCTTTGAATGTTTTATGTTCTATTCTTTCCATACTATTTAAGGTATTCTAATAATTTTTCTTTAACACCTGATTGTTTGATTCCCTCATTTTCTCTTGGTGTATGAACAAAGTTAGATAATCCCCACTTTTGTTCTCTACCTTGAGTATCTCTTTCACCTAACTCTAAATCATCGATACAAGCCCAATGTGTAACTTCGGGATGGTCAGTTAGATATTGATGAACTTCTACACATCTTTGTTGTTCGTACATTGTTCGTCTAACCCATTCAAACTCATCCGGTTTATCACAACCGATGTATCGTTTGGTGAATGCGATTGGTTTTTTGATGATTCCTTCTGATAGGTAATAATCTCCAAGTTCCTCTAAAGTTCCATATAATCTCCAATCGGAAGACACAACGATTTCCGCCCCGGTTTCTTCCAATACCTGATTCAAAACCTTAACAGCTTTTTTGTCAAAGTAATCAAAACGATATTTTGCCTCAACATCCGGGTCATTCAAAACCAAAGAAACTTTGTCTTTCTTTCGTTTTTTAACACGACTCCCCCAATTATTCGATAAACAGATAACACCATCGTTATCTAAAAATAATACTTTCATAATTAATAATCTATTATATAATCAAAATCATCCTCATCGTCCTCATCATCGTCCTCTTCCGGTTCGTTTGCTTCAAGTATTTTTGAAACACTTAAATTGTATAGGACATCACCCAAACTATCCTGTGATAGGATATACTTTCTAATCTCGTCTATTGTAAATGTATTTTGCATATTATATATAGGTAATAACTTTATAAGCTTCGTAATCATAAAGATTTGCCGAGTAATGTGAATATTTTGGGTCAACCGAATAATCAATTTCTTTACCGGTATTCACATTTCTACTTTTCCATTCATATTGACCGGTTTCATTTAATGTTGGTAATGTTGTTACCTCACATTTAATTCCCACACCATATTCATACTCATAATGAATATCACCAACTTTAATCTCCTCAACTATTACGTTTCCTTTTGTGTATGTTTTCATCTCTTAATTTGTTACAGATACAATATAGAGAGTATTTGTGTCAAAATCAAACTCAACCCAAGAAACCATATAACTTTCTTCTTTCCACACAAAATGGTCGTCTTTTCTCGGTGTCATATTGTATGGGTTTGGAATATCAATAAATTCACTGCCTTCTCTACTTACTATTCTTAATACTGTTTTCATTTTATTACGCTTTTAATATTCTAATTGCTTTGTTTGCACATTCATTTGTTAATCCATATCCAATATCTAACGAATCCGGATGATTGATGTTGTTAGCCGTTCTAACAAAATTCCCTCTTTGATGAGGTAAGAAATCATTGTCGTCGTCAAAGATAACATATTGTTCTACCTCAGGATGTTCATCCAACCAATATTCCACTTCGTGACCTCTTTCAATTTGGTCTAACCACTTAAATGAACCTTCGTTGAATAGGTCATTACAATCCGGTGTGATGTCAATCACCTCACCAGGTAAATTTCTTTTTTCCCATAAATCTTTCATTCTCTGTAACCCCCCATACCTCCAAGTTGATGATATTACAATCTTGGCACCGGTTTCTTCAATAACTCGTTTAAGGTTATTGACGAATTGTGGCATAAATTGACTACCAAACTCATCGTGGTCGTGGGAGTAAACATTAAGAACTCCATCTATGTCTAAAAATATAACTTTAATCTTTTCCATCTTTTTTCTTCGGTATTTCGTAATTTTCCTCCAACCATTCAAATAATTCGTGGGGTAAAATACACGGGTAAAAATCTATAAAATCAAATAAGATTTCTTCCCAATCGTTTTCTATTTCTTTTTTCTTTTTTAACATCATATCATCCATATCACCAAACTTACTTAAAAATTCTTGGGTAAAACATTTAGGTTCAGGTATTAAATCTAAACTTGACGCCGCTCTTGTGGTATAATCTCGTTGTGTTGTTACCACAAACTCTTCAGTATTGTAAAACTTAAACCACTGAGGTTCTTTTACATTTGCCGGTATGTAATTGTAAATTATGTTCACCCTATTCTTTATTTAATTGTTCAATAATATATTGAATACCTTTTTCAGTTAATTTATAACTATCCGGAAATTCTCCGTGACCATTACTCGTCATTTGTAAATGTGCGGGATTAACCAAACTTAAACCTTGTAGAACTTTGTGTTGATGTATTACTCTTTTAACCTTTTCTCTTTTCTCATCGTTGAAGATATCCTCAATTTTAATTTCTCGGGATTCATCGTATAAACCCAATTCTTCATCACCCTTCATCATATCAATTAGATGTTGTTTTTGTTCATCTTTTGGAAGAATTATTTTGTAACCATTATTAAAATTTTTAATACCTAAACCTTTAACTACCGCCTTCACTTTTGGTTTATCTCTAACTAAAACCAAATCACAACTTGGGTTATTAACAAACCATCGTAAAAACTCATCATCAATCTCCTGAATACCATCTTTAATTAACTCCAAATCATTAGTTATAATTATTTTCTTCCAATTTCTTTTATCAACCAATCCTTGAGCATTAACCAATTTTGGAGATGCCTTAATCACCTCAATTCCGTCGGTGATATATTCGTCTCTAACAAATTTTTCATCAGAAGTAATATACACATACTCATTGGAACACTTGGTACATACATTACTATTGGGTTTCGATAAATTATCAAACCTCAATTTATTGGAATCCAAATCTCTCCACAATCTACTCTCCTTATCGGTGGGTATTAAAAATATATTTTTCATTTTATTTTTCATCTTCAATCCATTTTTGCCATTCGTTATACGCTTCTATTTGTTTTGGATATATATCCGGGTCACAAGGACTTTCCTCAATAAAATGTTCGGCTGCCAAACATCTGTGTTTCCAATATTCCCAATCAAATTTTGGTTTAATTGGTTTTGCCAACTGAACTTGATAATGAGTATATCCACCACCCATTGCACTGAACTCACCCTTGATGGTTTCATTAACAATTTCAAAATCAATTTGATTATTAACAAATTTTTTGAAGAAGTCCTCACGTTCAATCGCAGACCACCCTTCAGTTGCCTTTGGATGTAATGGAAGTGAGTCATATGTTGTGGTAACCTCATCAACCGGTTTATCATACCAAACAAAAAAACCACCTGTGGTATTTTTCAATATTCCTTTCATAATTTTTAATTTATGGAACAAAGATAAACAAAAAATCCCAATAAAAAAAATTATTGGGATTAAAAAAACATTATTGTAAAATGTTACTCAGGTTTAACTTCTTCAAACTCTACGTCTGAAGCATTTATATCTGATTCACTCGTTTCACTTTCATTTACACTATTGTATAAATCCTGTGTTATGGTTTGGAACTTTTGGGTTAGTTCTTCCATTAGAGTTTTAACGTTTTCTACATCTTTGTTAGAATGAGACTCTTTCAATTTGTCAAGAAGAGTTGTTATTTCTGTTTTTTGTTCTTCAGAAATCTTATCCTCTAAATCAGTTAAAGATTTACCGGTTTGGAAAATTAAATTATCCGCCGAGTTTAATGTATCAACATCTTCTTTAACTTTTTTGTCCGCCTCAGCATTTTCTTCAGCTTCAGCCTTCATTCTTTCAATATCTTCTTGTGATAAACCTGAAGATGCCTCAATTCTAATTGATTGTGTTTTGTTTGTAGCTTTATCAACCGCAGAAACATTAATAATACCATTCGCATCAATATCGAAAATTACCTCAATTTGTGGAACCCCTCTCATTGCTGGTGGTAATCCATCTAAATGGAATCTACCAATTGTTCTGTTGTCTTTTGCCATCGGTCTCTCTCCTTGTAAGACGTGAATTTCAACTGTTGGTTGGTTATCAACAGCTGTTGAGAATACCTGTGATTTTTTGGTTGGGATTGTTGTGTTTGCCTCAATTAAACGAGTCAATACTCCACCCATTGTTTCAATACCCAAAGATAATGGTGTTACGTCTAATAACAACACGTCTTTTACATCACCGGCCAATACTCCCCCTTGGATAGCCGCACCCAAAGCAACTACCTCATCCGGATTTACACCTTTTGATGGTTCTTTACCGAAGAACTCTTTTACTGCGTTTTGAATAGCAGGTATTCTTGTCGTACCACCAACTAAAATAATCTCGTCAATATCACCAACTTTTAATTTTGCGTTTTTCAACGCTGATTTACAAGGTGCGATAGTTCGTTTGATTAATTCGTCAGCAAGTTGTTCAAACTTAGCTCTTGTTAAAGTTTTCACCAAGTGTTTTGGCCCGGTTGCGTCAGCACTTAAATAAGGTAAGTTGATTTCAGTTTGAGATGATGAAGATAATTCAACCTTCGCTTTCTCAGCACCTTCTCGTAACCTTTGTAATGCCATAGCATCTTGAGAAATATCAATTCCATTCTCGTTTTTGAACACCTCTACTAAGTAATCAATAATTACTCTGTCAAAGTCGTCCCCTCCTAAGTGTGTGTCACCATCGGTAGATAATACCTCAAATACACCACCACCTAAATCCAATACGGATACGTCGTGAGTTCCCCCTCCACAGTCAAATACTACGATTTTACTATCCCCTTTTTTGTCAAGACCATACGCAAGAGCCGCCGCGGTTGGTTCGTTGATAATACGACGAACATTTAATCCGGCAATTTCACCCGCCTCTTTTGTTGCTTGACGTTGAGCGTCGTTAAAGTAAGCAGGAACGGTGATTACCGCGTCTGTTACCGATTCTCCCAAATAATCCTCAGCAGTTTGTTTCATCTTTTGTAGGATGATTGCCGATAATTCTTGTGGTGAGTATTTTCTATCGTCAATTTGAACTCTTGGTTGAGAACCTTCTTTAACTACTGAGTAAGGTACTTTACCAATTTCGTTTTTACTTTCGTCATAGGTTGAACCCATAAAACGTTTGATAGAAGAGATTGTTTTTGTCGGATTGGTTACCGCTTGTCTTTTTGCTGGGTCACCAACTTTTCTTTCTCCTTCGTTGATGAATCCAATGATTGAAGGTGTTGTTCTTTTTCCTTCTGAATTTGCTATTACAACAGGTTCGTTTCCTTCCATTACGGATACACACGAGTTAGTTGTTCCTAAGTCAATTCCAATAATTTTTCCCATAGTTTTAATAAGTTTTGTTTAAGTATATGTATTTATTTTTATTGTGTCAAGCACATCACCCATATTATCAAAATTATGCCAAAATAAAAAACCTGACACAATAACATAATAAACTGACAAATTGTCAGTTAAATAAAGTTGTGGAACTAAATTAAAGTATTATCTTTGCAGTATGAAATTATTTTTAGACGATAACCGAAAACCTTACGATGTATTTAGAAACACTATTGACCCAATTTACGAAAATAATAATGAATGGACAATAGTAAAAAACTATGAAGAATTTGTGGGCACTATATTAGAGTCAGGATTACCTGAAGTAATCTCATTTGACCACGACTTATCTCAAAACCATTATTTAGAGGAAAATCAAAATAATATTGATTACGATAAATTAACGGATAAGACAGGTTATGATGCTGCATTATGGTTAATTGGTTATTGTAGAATGAATAATATTAGTTTACCGGATTTTAAGGTTCACTCGGATAATTCTGAAGGTAAAAAGAATATTGAAAAGATTTTACATCTCACTAACAAACGCTCGTAATTTAACCTTATCCCAATTTTTAAGGTCTTCACCATTATCACCAAGCTTTAATGTTGACATTACTCTATGCCACCCCTCAACCATTTCGTATTTACCATTTTTATGTTTAATAACAATGATAGGTTCGTTTTTACCGGTAGCGGTGGCTAGTTTTCTTTGAGTATCCATTCGTTTTCTATCATTATGAACCATATACGCATCTACATCACCAAAATGTCTTTCAATAAAAGCGTTTATAGTATTGTCAGTAAAATCTTCAGGATTAACCTCAATTATTCTTAATTTCCAATTACTACCCAAGTAATCATAAATCATTTTACCTAAAAAAGGTATTGGATTACCGTGATATTGATTCATAATAGTGTCAAAACTTTCCTTATCACCACATAACACATTGGTGGTAAATTCATTTAAAATATATTCCGGAGTCTTTGGGAATTCTTTTCTAAGTATATTATAGAACGATTTACAAACCGAAGATTTTGGTTTGCTTAATGGAATTGATTGTATGTCTTCCAACAATTTATATTGTCGTTCAGTTATTATTATTTTCATAAAATTTATCTCTAATGTCTTCCAACATTTTTATATTAAAATCCACCCCGTGTCTTTCTTTAAAGTGGTTTAATAACATTTCAATCGGTTTATCATAACCTCTATCTTGTAATAATAAATATGCCCCTAAATCAGCATCAATTTCATCTTTTTCATTTCTTGGACCATCGTGACCCAATAATACGTGAGTTACCTCGTGAGCTTCAATAAATTTTAGAATATCTTTATCATCCGGTTCACCAACTAATATTTCACCATCAATAATCATAAGATTCTGTCCCGGAACCATAAATCCAAAACCATATTGTTCAAAGAATCCTTTAACTTGTGAATATAATGGGTCGTCATTAAAAACAACCACCACGGTTACATCATTCAAAAATTCACTACGATACTCTATTTGGGTTTCTTTTATCATATTAATAGTTTTATAAAGTACAAAGATACAAAAACTATTTAATATACCAAATAATTATTTATTCCAACCTTTTTTAGGATAATTACCCGTTGTAACTAACATATCCTCACTATTAAGTCCATCAACAATTTCTTTTTCAATTTGGTCAACGTTTTTACTAGTATAAGGTATTCTAATTAATTTAATATCGTTATCTTTACAATATTTATTTTTTTCCAAATCCCGTCTAATATAATCACTCAATTTTATTTCATCGTGTCTATCTTTTTTCACATCAAAATGATATTGACCATCATACTCAATTAGTGTATTTTTTTCCGGTAAATAAAAATCAAAATAATATGGTAGTTTTATTGGTTTACTAAATCCTGTTGGGGTTTTCCTAATGTGTTCTTTACCTTTCAAATCGGGGAATTGGTATTTTGGAATATAGTTAATGTTTAATTTATCTAATATTGTTTTAACCTTTTCTTCACCTTTCCATTTATTCAACGAACAATTTGGACAAACACTCTTACCTGACTTCATATTCCAAACATTAAGATATTTTTTAATTTTTCCCCCACATTCTTTACAAATTGCGTCTTTAACAAATAAAACAGGTTTACCCTTTTTATTTGACATATATTCAAAATTTTCAAACTCAGTACTAAAACCTACTTTATCCAAATCAATAATCCATTGATTAACTTCTGTTTTTTGAAAACCCTTCTCTATTTGTTTTTCTTTACCACATTCTCTACAACCACTACCTCTTCTATCTAAATCAGAAACATTTAGGTTATCACTAAGTCCGTGTTTTGGACAATTCAAACCATCTAAAAATCTATAAGTTTGTCCTTTTGAATTTTTTTCACGTCTAATCCTTGCTCTTGAAAAATCCCATTGAGGGTATTTTTTAGCAAGAACGTCAATAGTAACCTTATCTTTAATTAAATTACTATCCAACACTTTTCTATAGTCGGTTTCCAACAATATATTATATTGTTTCTCAGTGATTATTATTTTCATATTGATAAATACTTTGAATTTTCATATCATTATACAAAAGTATAAATTATGATTGAAAATACAACACCTTACATCGGAAAAATCAGATTAAAATTTGAAAAATATCCTGAATACAGAGGAAAAGACAAATTAAATAACATTCACTTGGATTTAGGTTTCACAAAACTAGTGTCCCGTATCACACCAAATCAAGACTTAAATGGTTGGTTAATAAATCCTGAATGTATTTACCTAATACAAAAACATACCGGTGGAAAAATTGGTTCCCATAATTGGGGTGAAACTCCTACTGAGAAAAGAGAACAACATTTACCAAATTCATTTTTAACCAAAGACGGTCAATACGTTGGTGATATTGAAAGAGGTTGGTGGTATTATAAAAACAAAATGAAAGTTTGTGAACAATACCCTCACGGAGTTGCCGAACGTTATGATGATGAAGGAAATCTTATTGGATATCACGGATATACCCATAGAGGTGGTCAAACATTCAAAATAGGTGATAGATTATTTGACGCATCTTATACACCAAAAGAAGAAGACTACGAAGAATGGGAATGGGCAGGATGGAAACTTAAATATGATGAATCATATGAAAAAGGTGATGAGTTAGATAGAAGATGGATGGAAAATTCCGGAATATCTTATGTTATTCCATTCAAAAAACGTGGTAGGAAACTTATTGAGAATTTTGATGAATGTCTACAAGCAGCAATCAATATGTCTAAAGACTTGTCATAAAAAAACCCCCAATTAAGGGGGTTTTTAATTTATATTATCCCATCTTCAAAGTCATCGTCTCCATCACCTTTTTCTTCATTCATTAAGAAGTCAAATACTTGGTCAATAGATTCTTTTGCGGTCGCAATATGGTCTTGAGCCCAATCGTGTCCATTTTCTAATATACTACTAATCATTTCAGGGTCTTTCTCTAACAATAAACCTGTTTGTCTGTGAATTTGTTGTAAATTACTGAAAAACATATATCTATCTGTTTCAGGTCCTTCTTGTTCAAACAAAGTATCTTCATCTTCATCCTCATTATCAAGGTCTAATTTATGATGTTTAGTAAGTGGTCTACTTTCAAATGTATCCGGTTCATCCCATCCGGCAAACATATCCTCATCTAACTCACTTTCATCTTCATCATCATATGGCCACATTTTGGAATTAAAATCATCATCCTCATAATCAAAATCACCAATTTCAGTTCCTCCAAGTATTGTTCCGTGAGGGATATCTGTTGGGTGATGTTCAAATCCTAACTCTTCCCCGTGAGGTGTTGGGTGAAAACCTACACCTTTTTTATATATTCCAACAGTTTTATTAGTTTTCTTATGCTTAACGTGTCTTTCAGGATGTCTTTTACCTTCCTCATCAATCTCATCGTGAGATAAATCTTCAGTTGTATAATCAATATCTTGTTCTGAGATAACTCTTCCCGGTTTGTAACCAAAAAGATATTTCATATTTTTAATGTCTTCGTTAATTAATTTTTTGTCCATTTTAATTGGTTTTTATTATAAATATATCATTAAAGATTAAAACCAATTTTTAGGATTCCATTTTGATTTATTAGCTTCTCTTGCAATTCTATCAAGTTCATCTTGAGCTGCTCTTGCCTGTCTATCAAATTCCTCTTGAGCCGCTCTTGCCTGTCTGTCAAGTTCTTCTTGAGCCGCTCTCGCTTGTCTATCAAGTTCTTCTTGAGCTTCTCTCGCTTTTCTATCAAATTCTTCCTGTGCAATTTTCGCAAGTCGTTCAGTTTCTTTTTGTGCCTCCGCAGCTGCACGTTCTGTTTCTTCAGCGGCTAATCTCGCGTCTTCAGCTATTTGGTTTGTATCAACACTAACACTTACATCAACATCAACACCAAGTAAAACCGCAACTTCACCACTAACACCAACAGTTGCAACTCCATCAACAAAAGTAGCTTCACCACCACCACCAATACCAACTTGTTCTCCAACTGATACACCGGCACCTGCAGTTACTGAACCTTCTCTTAAATCTAAAGTCCCTTCACCATCAACACCAACTGAACTACCCGCAGATAATTCTCCGTTCGCAACAACTCCTTCATCACCGGCTCTAACTTCTAAACTCGCTTCATTTCCTGTTTTAACGTAAGCGGCCACAGTCCCACTAACACCAAATCCTTCATCATTAGCTTGACCTTCTACGGTTATATGAGCCTCAGTTGTATCTGAATAACTTGCTTCAACATAGACATTATTACCATCTAATCCACCCTCTACGGATGCCTCTGTTCCGGTTTTAACCGATGCCTCAATACCAATTGATGCGTTTTCATCTCCCGTTGATACACCTGCAGATGCAGTGGTTGTAGTATCAATTGATGCACCACCGGAAGTTCCGTCAGAGTGAACTTCAGCAGTTTGATTGTGTTTAACTTTTGCGTGTTTTTTCATTATTATTTATCTTTTAATTCATTTAGTGCCTCTTCCACATACTTGTCTCTTTGGTCTTGAAGATACTTAATTCTTTCCAATAGAATTTCTTTATCGTCCTTAGTTGTTTGTTCAATATAAGATTCTTTCTCTTCATATAACTTTTGCCAATAAGCAACTCTTTCCTCCATCATTCTACCTTGATACCAAATGATTCCCACCATAACAATAATGGTAAAGGATTGTTCTTTAAGTTTAGATAAGAATGTGTCGGCGAATCCCGAGACAGGGTTTGTGTTTTCAGACATATTAGTTATTTGTAAATAAATACTTACAAAAACAAAAAATCCCTCTTTTTAGAGGGATTAGTCTATTACTTTAATAAGTTATAATATTCTTTGAAGTGTTTTATTCTATCGGGTAAACCAATAGTTCCACCATTTACTCTTTTAGTTACTGCTGTTACAGTAGCATCATCAGCACCTTTATCACAAATAGACCATAATTTATTTGAGTCAAAGAAGAATGCTGCGGAAGCTAATGGATATTTTGTTGCAACTAAATCAGGATTCGCAATACAATCTTCACCGATGAATTTAGTAAAGTTTTTATAGTTATCTTTACCTGTTAATTGGATATATCCACGACCTCTGAATTTGAAACCATCTTTTGTTGATTCATCACCATTACCCATTCTTCCACCATATACTTTTGATGCAATTTTTTCAGGGTTTCTTGCGTAAGATTCCGCTAAGTTGCCAGGAAAGTATTTTGGGAATATCTTTTTAAGACCATCCGCGGAATAGTTAACATTTTCTGATACGGCTTTGAATCCACCTGATTCGTGACCACATTGTGCTAAGAAGTGAGCCAATCTTAATGGGTTAGTAATGTTGAATTTTTTTGCAGTATCAGGAATCTGAGCGATTACCGCCTCAGGGATATGTCCTTTCAAACTATCAAGTTTGAATCCACTACCCGTTGGAATTACAACATCTTCTTTAATTACTGCACCGAACATTTTTGCCCAAGTACCATCACCAACAATTCCGTCAGCGGTTAATCCATTTTTAGTTTGCCATTCTTTAACTAATTTTTCAGTCCCCGGACCAAATGTACCATCGGCAGCGGTACCTAACTTTGTTTGTAGTTTTTTTACGTCGTCACCTTTAGACCCTACTTTTAATAACATAATTTTTAATTTTATAATTGTTTATTTATTCATAAATATCTTAATAACCTAATGAGGTTACGTTTGAATACCCCGTATTAATTATATAATAATTTGATGACCCCCCATTTACAGGTGAGTTTATAGTTACACTCTGAACACCCGGATAGGTCGTTCTTAAATCCGTTGTTGATGAATTTATTGTATTGTATTCTGAAACGGTGAATAATCTTGTATTTGGTAACATATAATTCCAAACTACTAATCTCCCTATCTTTTTCATAAAGATGTAATATGCGTCAGATATGTTAATTCTACCATCATTATTCACATCAAAACGATAATAATCTAATGATGTAAATGTTCTTGAAATTGCCTTTGAATTGGCTGTATACGCATCAGTATTTTGTAATAAAGTTATTGGTGTTACCGCATTAATTACAAAATACCATTCTGTTGCCGGATTTGTTGTTTCATTAATAGTATATTTTCCGGTTGCGTCTGTGTATACGGTTTTATATAAAGTCCAAGGAGTAAAATCAACAATGTAATCAAATTCTAACACATAGTTTAAGGAACTAGTGTTGTTTAAGTCATTCCATTTTCCACCACCTACAAATTGGGCATAATCTTCGCCACTAGAATCATTAGGTTCCCCACCATTCCAATTGGAATATGGATAAATCCCATATCTGTAAGCGTAAAGGTTATACATTCTATTTACCTCATCAGCCGTTATACCTCTACTAAAAACTTGGAAATCACCTAATCTAAACGCTCCGTAAGCCCCTGAACCCATATGAGTCGTATCAGTTAACCCAATTCCATAATATAACCCATTTCCATTTAATACCGGAGATTGTCTTGGTGTCACTACCGAACCAAAACTTGCACCATTTTTATATCCTGTTAAAGTTGTCCCATCATATGTAAATCCAACTAAATTCCAAGTGTTTAATGTAATTGGGGTGTTTAATGATACTGTGGTACTATTCCAAATACCAATTCTTAAAGTATTACCACCGGTTATTTCAATTTGAGAATCGTGCCAACCTGAAGTTGGAATACCTTGACCTAATTCAGTAACAATAACACCATTCCCTGTTGGATAAATCCACATCATTAACGATGTTGTAACCCCCGGAACTTTTGATGCTAAATTTCCTGTCATACCATATTGGTTGACCCCATTAAAAGTCAAATACTTTCCTGATGTACTTGTATATGTTGGTGAATTTGTTAATGTTGTATTAACCGCACCTTTAATATCAACTAATGAAGTTCCTGACGTATAAGATGAAACGTCGTAATCCGCTTGTAAACCATTAGTGACAGGTAGTTCCGTCCATCTATACCCACCTAACGGTTCTGAATAAAAATAACCTGACGCTCTATCTTGATAATATCCAAACCAACCACTAGGCCAAGTATTATAAACAAATGTGTTTTCAGAGGCATTTGACATTGTGACCAAATGTCCGTTCATCGCCTCACAATTTGATTTTGCCACCGTCCAAGTTGCAGTTCCTGTAGAACGATAATATGAGTGTCCGTTGTAATTTGTTTGAGAAGTAAATCCTACTAAAGCCGGTGTAGTCCTTTTATATAGTTTTACAGGCACATTTGCAGCACCTAAACCTCCCGCGTTATAAATGTAACCCGAATATGTAAGATTCTGACTACAAATTAAATTTGCAGTAAAAAAAAACAATATGACTAATAAATTTTTCATTAAAAATCTGATAACGCTTCTTGTATTCCTTTTTTAAGTGCCGATGAAAATGCCGATTTTTCAAATGGTATATTTTCATCTTGCAATTCTATAAATGTTGATTGAACATCCGTATTTGTTTCACCTTGTCCAAAATAATCATCACCGTCCACAGTGATTTTTAATTTAACAATAGTTTTCTTTCTTTTTTTCTCAAATGGACCTAAAGATATTCCTGTTGTTGGAGCTTCAATACTCTCAATAATAACTATTACAGGTTTACCATTTTCACAAATAGAATGATTAACCGATAATATTTCTTCAGTTATTTGTTTTACCCCCATTGTAAATCTTTTAGGACTAATTCCTTCAATTTCTCCATTATTCTGAACATCTGTAACAGAATAACATTTTTGAGAATATGATGTTGTTATGAATAACAACCCGATAAGTAATAATAATTTTCTCATAAAAAAGCTTTAGCCCCAATTAGGACTTGATAATTTAATGTTTGGTCATTTATTTGGTTTACACCACTAAAACTCAAGTTTAACTTAAATTTCTTCGTTATTTTATAATCAACCGCAGCAAACGGTACTGCCAACAATCCTGATTGATACCACATCCCTTCGTAATAATATACGAATGGTGAGTATACCATCACAAACATAGTTGTCATACCAAATTTCTTATTAACTTTGAAATTATACACAAAACCACCTAATGTTGATAAACTTTGGAATTTAGATTCCCCAATATTACCGGTGGTTAAATTAACTCCGACAGTTGTTGTTAATTTTTTATACTGATAAGATTCCATTAATGATACTGTGTTAAAAAAATCCTTTTCAAAATTCAACATCATTGAGTTTGCAATAATTGATGTGAATCTTTTATGTCTATAAGAAAAAAACAAAGTAACATTTGAATTATTAACCTGACTTGTAAAATTCACCAACACACCTTTAGCAATTGTGTTTTTAGTGTTTGAGTTAATGATACTCGCATTTATTTTAACTTGAGTTGGGTCTACACCATTAGCACTTGAAATGGTAACAATATCCCCGGTCATCATTAAACTACCTTTCTTAACCGCAGCCACTTTACTTTTTGTTGATGATGAACTTTGTGTTGAAGAACTTTCTGCAGAACTTATTTCATCTTCTTTAGAATCTTTTTTATCATTTTTTTCAGTGACATCCGCCTTAACAGAATTAACGCCTCCGGTAATATTACTAACACCCCCATTACTTGTTGGACTATCAGAGACATTTTGAGGATTATTCGTACTAGTTTGTCCTTGAGAATTCTGATTTCCACTTACAACAGGTGAATTTTGATTACTTTGAACCCCATTTTGTGAATTTTGATTATTTCCTACACTTGTGGAGTTATTAGTATTTGATGTTGTGGAATTATTAGTATTTGCTGTCGAATTATTACCGGATGTTACCGGATTATTTGACGAAACACTATTATTACCCTGATTACCACTACTTTGACCATTCGTTTGGTTACCGGAAGTTACCGGATTACTTGATGGGTTGTTGGTGGATACTTGAGGGCTACTTGAGGGGTTGTTGGTGGTTACTTGGGGGGTACTTGTTACAGGTGACTGAGACGTTTGTTCTCCTCCCGTAGTTGAACTATTTGAACTTCCAACTGTTGTTCCTTCAGAACTATTGTTTCCTCCAATTTGTTGAGAGCCTGTCTGATTGGTTTGGACGTTGTTTTGCCCTTCATTTCCTCCACTTGTTGTTTGATTTCCGTTAGTATTGTTTGTTGTTCCATTATTTTTTTCTTTATTGTTATCCTTATTCCCACCACCATTATTATTTGATGAAACTGATTCGTCAACTTGTACTACACCTTCAATAGATGAAGCACCCATACTTGACATTGTTGACATATCAGATATTGATGAAATGTCCGATAATGTTGAAATGACACTTGTTAATACCGCAATACTATTTTGTGCGACGATAGCGTTTAGAGTAGTGTTTTGAACTAATGCGACCCCACTACACGGTCCAGAAGGATTTGTTGAATTTACTTGATTTATCCATTGCTGAACAGCTCCGGATTGAAGTTCTGATGATGTGAAACTTTGTGTTTGTCCACCATAGAATAAGGCTACACTCCCATTTGGATTTGGGATATAAATTTCTTTAGTTTTTGACGTACAAGGGTCTGCGTATGAATACGTAAACCCCTGTCCCATCAAATTAATAGATGAGATTAAAAATAGTAATATTATAATCCCTTTTTTAATCATTTTTAGTTTTCTAATGTTGAGGATAGTGATACACCATCTTCTTCATCAACTTTTTGAATTAACATTTTATCCCTGTCTTCAGAATTGAACCAATAGTCAACAACTTTATTTAGGTTACCTACGAAAGCACCTAATAAAATTAATAACATTTCTTTCCAATCTTCACCAATGGTTGCACCAAAAAATACACCGGCATTGATTCCAACGATTATTAATGTAAATAACCCTAATACGATTGCGGTAATTCTCCAACGGTTATTTTGCATTTCTAACAACATATTATAAAATCTGTTGTTTTGGTCTACTACAGGAGCTTTTTTACCAAATCTTAACGCTTCTTTTAATTTACTCATAATTTATTTAACTCTTAAAGACACCCTTTTTTATTAATTTTGATATTACTCTTGACGATGCCGTTTCAAGAGCCTTTTTTGTTGATGTACCAATCGTTGATTGGTTAAATTTAATTTCATCAAGACCATCTAATAATGATGCTGTTTTAACTGTTGATGCTTCACCTAAACCACTACCTGTAATGATTTCACCTGTTTGAGCGTCAACGAATCTAACTTGTAAACCCAATCTTGTTGTTTGAGTTGTTTTTGAACCATCAGTCATTTTGATTTGTTCATCTTCAGACACTGAAAAATCATAAACTTCAATATACACAAAGTAGTTGGCCAAGATTACATTTCCTTTAACTTCAATTTTGTTACTTGAAATACCTTTATCTGACGCTTTATCTTGAGCAATCATTTTATTTTTAATTTCTGCTTTGTCTTCAGTGAACTTAAATCTATCAGTTGACTCTAAAAACTCTAATACAATGTTTGCAACCCCAAGTCCAACACGTTTGTCTTTCAACTCAGGATACATCTCATATAGTTCTTCGTTTATACCTATTTTTAAGACTTGTATTGGAATAACAATATCTCCGGTATAATTACTTACCACTTCAATAGATTGTTTCTTCTCAAAGTCTGCTTTATATTCCTCAGTCTTTACAGAACCGATTGTTTGACTAAATGAAAAGAAACACATCAATAAAGTTATTAGTAAAAATAACTTCTTCATCTTACCAAGGGTCTTCTTCCTTTGGTTTATCTTTTTTAGGTGCTTCAGTTGGTGCTGCTTGTTTTTCAATCACTCTTTCTTTAACAATTGTATTTGTTCCACCACCTTGTTGTTTTTGTTGGTTAGTGTTATTGTTTTGCAAATTGATTACAACAGGTGCTGCCGGAGCCGCTTGTTCTGTTTTAACATCTTTTTCTTCTTCAGAGTGACCACCGAAAAGCTGTGTACTTAACCAAACACCTCCCCCCGCTACCACAGTAGTTAAGGTTCCAATAATGGTTTTTTTCAATCCTGACCAAGTTCCATCTGATTCAGGTGCGTTTGTTTCTTCTGACATTTTATTTAATTTTTATTGTTTATTTTTCCTATAAGGCTATGGGGTCTTACGACCCCGTTAATTATTTTTTAAGTAATATTTTTGAAACTATAGGTAAATCTTTTTTTCTTAATACTGCAACGTATTCACCACTTGGTAAATAACCTAAACTTGCCATATAATTGTATTCTCCCGACGGCATTGATTGATTAACAATTACTTTAATCTCTTTACCATCAATAGAATAAATCCCTAACCAAGTACTTCCGTTTTCAGTAACTCTAAATTTAACATTTACTAAATCCTCAACAGGATTTGGATAAACCATCATATCACCATTTAACTCACCAATATTACCAATTTTAGTTATTGAAACAATACCATCAGTTGGTGTTATTTTAAGGTCTTTTGCCATAGTATTTCCAGCGTGTTTTCTAGTCACATATAAAGGACTTGCGCTCCAATCACTTTGAATTTGTTTTGAAATAAATTGTAGAGTAAATGCCAATTCATTATCATTTAACAATTTCGTATTAAGTGTTGGGTCATATCCTCCCCATTCAACTACATTGTCATTTGGATTCATAAATGAAATCCAACTTCCAATTTTTGATTCAGCTTTAATACCTTTGAATTCTAATAAGTTACTATTGTAATTCATCGCCAATTGTAATGAACCTAATTGTTGTCCGTTTGTTTTAACTGAAACAGGAACCTCAACTAAGTTTTGTTCATTAACCGATAAATTTGGATAGTGTACCTCAATAGTGTTTAATGAATTATCATCGTATGTTGTAGTAACATCAATGATGTGTGAAGGTGCGTTAGCAGGGTTTAGAATTTCAATTGGAGTCATACGAGCCATTTGGAATCCTGTTCCGTTAGCATCTCCCGGAGCCGCTACGTAGAACGTTACTGTGTTTCCAGCACCCGGTAGGATGTTGAATACTAAATCAGTTACACCCGGAATAGTAGATTGTAATGATGATGTTGCTCCGTTAATAGACGCGTATTCAGTGGCACTAAAGAATTTAACATCTTTAACTGAGTTTGGCCAAGTAGTGAATCTTCCTGACACTCTTCCAAATACACCATAAACATCGGATACAGTAATGTTATTATCACCATTTACGTCAGCAGTATAAAAGTCAAATCCTGTAGGAACGTCTTGTCCTAACACAATTCTATTAACTTTTTGTGCATCAGATACAGAAATAATATTTCCTGTCGCTAATGTAGACCCATCAACTCTAATACGAACATCCCAACTTGTAATATCTATTGGTAAGTTTGTGAACGTAAATGCTCCATCAACATTTGTTGTTGATGTAGTAACTGTAGTCCAAGTTGAAGAAGTCATTAATTTTTTCTCTAATATAACCGGGATGTTTTTAGCCCCTGAACCCGTTACGTTAGTGAATGTACCACTATAAGAAAATGTTTGTGGTAAGAATACACCACCAAAGTTTTGTAAATTCAATGCGTAATCCATACCCGCTTGATTCGTAGCTGTTTGTGGGAATGTTTGTACACCTGAAAAAGTCATTGGTGTTGTAGACGTTAACGATGCGAAACCTGCAACGTGAGTTAAATTTAACTTAACAAACGCACCATTTGGTATCGTAAACGAGGGTAAGTTTCCGGTATATGACATAGTAATTGTCACATAACCTAACGCTGGATTATCTACAAATTGTAGATACTGAGCGTAAGAAGTGTTCAACGATGTAACTGTTGAAACACCTGCAAAGGTATTTTTGTCATAAAATACCCTGAATTGTGCTGCAGTAATAAGTTCAGTTGTGTTGTTGTAAAAACACAGACCGACATCTGTACTACCTGCGGATGTTGTTGCTAGTTGATAGGTGGCATCAAGTGTCACAAACGCTCCTGTTGTTGTAGGAGTAGGACAAACCTGTGCCATACCTATTAACCCAACAAACAAAAATAGTAAGGTTACTAATTTTTTCATTTAGGTTTTTTTGTTTTAATTTTATTTACTCTGATGATAAATATCATAAAATCGCAATATGGTACCATACTAAACTATTTATTTATAAAAAAGTTATGAGATGTGTAGTAGTAATATTCCTACTTTTATTTAACTACAACGTTGTAGGACAAATTAAAGTGGATAATGTGGGTGATGGATGGGTTGAAAAAGTTAACCAAGCAATATCATTAATAAAAAAAGTGGATAGTGAGAAATATGAAAATTTAATTGATGTGTGTGACCACGTTACTTTTTGGAGTGGGACATTCTCAACCACAGAAAATAGTCACACTATTATGATATCTCAAGCAGACATTAAGAATGGGTCCGTAAATAATGTTGCGGCCGTTTTAATACACGAATCAAGACATCTTATGTTTATTAAATTAGGGATTAAAATGAAAGAAATTGATGAAGAAACAATGGCATATATTTATGAGTTACAATTTTTAGAGAAGATTCCGGGAGTTGAACAATTTTTGATTGATAATGCTAAAAAAAGAATTATTAATCCAAAATAAAAAAGGTTACTTGTTTAGAGTAACCTTTCTTGTAACCTTCTTGGTTTTAACCACCGGTTTTTTGTATTTAATTTCCACTTCATAAGGTCCAAACTTATTCTTTGAAGTATCATATCTCCAAATGATAGTTTCATCCTCATCGTTATAAACTTGTTCCCACTTTTTACCTAATTCTTTACTCATTAGTACCCGTAATAAATTAATAAATTATTTTCCCAATCAAATGATTTGTATAATCTGACAAGTTCAAAGATAGAGTATTCGTATTTCCAACTTGTTGTAACTGAATCACCATTTTCTAAATTATATGGGTCTTCTTTACCCCACCAAGTTGCCACACCCCACTCCATAGCCATACTTCTACAATGTTCTATGCAAAGATACAAACTTTTTTTATATTCCGGTGTTAATTCAGTTAAATCTATATTAAAATCTTTTGTTTCCGGATTCCAAAATGATTTTAACATTTCATCATAGTATTTTCTAACATTATTTGAATAATGTGTAATAATATGTTCAAAGAAATCTTTACCCACAATATGAAAATCGTGGTCACCAGTATAATAATCTTGAGTTTCTTTATTTCTAAAAAAAGGTGTGTAAAATTTACTATCATCAAACTCGGTGTATTTCCCAAGTTCATATAGTTGTTTACATAAATCATTCAGACCAACATAACCATCTTCAGGGTCTTCATCGTGTAATTTGCACAACTCCTCTATAGATAAGTCCGTTATTGTCTCCCATTTAGTTTTTGGTATTTTACCAATATAAGTTCTGTACCCCATAAATCTATTTTTTATAAAAAAATATGTAAAAAAAATGGGATTATCAACTATATTACACCTTGTATTAGTTTTAAAGCTCGAGTTTTTCTTTCTTCTTGACTTAGATTATACGCTCTAGCCAATCTTGTTAAACCAATTCCGGCACCAAACCTTGGGAAGAAGTCCAAAGATAAAAATTCTTCCAATTCTTTCTCAACTCTTTCTTTTCCGAACAATTCAAATAATTTTGAACAATACCCACCATTTTCTATGGTGTAGAACATCTCTCTCATTTTTTCAACATCACAACTTCTCTCAGCAGAACCGATTGTTTCTTGTCCAAACATAATAACGTCTACTTTATTGAAGATGTTATCTGACCCGTGTTTCATATTCCAAAATGGGTTAGTTCTTAATGGGAAATTTTGAAGGGAAACAATACTACCTTTTTCATTCCACATTCTTGATTCGTGTTCGTCTTCTAAAATAGACACTCCACCATATTCTTCACACACATCTTCATAGTTTACTTCAACCGGTGTTGAGAATCCTAAAAATTGTAATAACTCAAGTTCTAAAGCTACCAAGTCTTCCATAGTTCCTTTAGATTCAAACTCAAACATTGGAAAGATTAATTCGTGTCTTCCCGGGATTGGATTTTTCTCTTCTCTGTATGATGTTGAAATACAGAATACACCATCCCATTCAGGATTTTTTAATAACTCATACTCTAGCCACATTTGACCTGTCTGTGGTAATGGCCAAATTTCTCCACTGTATTCAAATGTTTTTACTGAATGTGGATTTTCACAAGCAGCTAAAATAGATAATCTTGATTGAGATGGAACCTCAATAAAGTTCTTACTAACAAAGAACGTTCTCATTTTTTGTACCAATTCGTGGTAAGTTTTTGTGTTTTTCATAGTTTTTATATTTAATTTTTATTGTTTACGTATGGGCAAAAAAAATCCCTTCAATAGAGAAGGGATTTACTTGTTAAGTAATATAATTGTTCGGCGTGTATAGTTCATATCGTTTCATTGGTAATAAATATACTATATTAAGATAAAAAGTCAATATGTATAAAAAATTAATTTTTTTTATCATATATTTACTAATATGTAAAGATAATTAACATTTACATATGAACGATGAACAAAAAGCACAACGGTACAACCAACTAACATATCATTTTGATAGATTGGCTAATGAAATATCCTCAATTAAAGGTGAGAGTATTGATTTGAATAGAGAACAACTAATACAAATTCAAAAATTACAAGAACAACAGGGTAAAATTATGTCAGAACTTCAACGAATGATGAATTAGTAGTATTTATTATAAAAACAAATTATGATAATAGCGAAAATTAACCCAACAGTAAGTTATACAACTCAAGTCGGACCATTTAGTTCTGTTACGGTTACTTGTGAATATATGGCAACGGCAACTGCGGAATATAAACCAGGTTCTTCAACAAATCCCTTCAAAGTAATGTTTGGACATTTTGTATATAATGATGAACAAGACCCAACTAAACGAACCGGGTTTAAGAATGATTATTATATGACAACAATTTTGACTAGTGAAGAATTATCTAATTGGGGTACTGATGACACACAAATGGTTTTAGCTGTTGCAACAAATTTAAGTTTAACCGTTGTTGAATACATAAACGTAGACTTTTTAGTTAATTTCCCATCATAATATGAATAAGATTGTTAAATTATCAGAAACAGACTTAACTAACATTATTAAACGTGTTATCTCAGAGTCTGATGAATATTATAAACCCGACCAATTATATAGACGAGAATCTATGATTAAAAGAATTGAGAGAGGTCCAAAATTTATTCATAAATACATCAAAACATTACCTCACTTAAAAAAAGAAGGGTCTGATGAAGTATGGACTAAAATACCTCAAGTTGTTTGGCAAAATATATAAATAAAAAACCCCCAATTAAGGGGGTTTTTTATTATACAAACTCTATTTCGTTTGTTTCCGGATTCCAATCAATAGTCATTGGTTTTTGAGTGTAGATGTATCTCTCATCTAACACTGCAGAGTTAAAGTGATGAGTATCCCCTTTTCTAACGTAACCATATCCGGTGTGGATGTGACCAACATTATGAAGTTTAACATTTAATCTCTCTAATCTTTCAACTAATAACTCGCAACCTAAATTATCGTATCTTCTACCATCAACGGTATCTAAGATTCCAAACGCCGGTCCGTGAGTAAGTAAGATGTCGGTATCATCAGGGATTGCCTCCCATTTACCCGCCAATGTTAAACCATTTTTTTGAAGGTTGAAAGCCCAATCGTGAAACCAAGGCTGCCAAGGGCTACCATAGATTTTTACTTCTCTTTCATCACCAACTTTGATTACCAATTCACTATCTTGAAGATAAGTTATTCCTGAGTAGAAATCTAATATTTCTTTTACCTTCTCAACATTATCCTGAAATCCCCAATCGTGATTCCCGGCAATAAATACCTTGTGAGTATAACCTTCGATGTTGTTGAACCACTTACAGAACTCTCTGATTTCGTGTTCGTAACCCATAGATGTTAAATCACCACTATGTACCAACAAATCACCTCCCGGTAAATCACCGGTTATTTGTTTGTGTTTGTTGTGTGTATCACTTATAAATGTAACTCTCATAATTTCTTTATTTTTTATTGGCCATTCTTTTGCTTTGTGCCTTGTTGAATGTCCTTTAGTATTTTCAATCATTTTCTTCTTCGTCTTCTTCTTCGTTAAAAAAATCTTTACCTTTATAATCGGGGTGATTTCTTTTCATATAATCAATTCCTTCAACCCATAAGATAATTACCCCTGAGAAAGCTAAACCAATTACAATCCACAATATTGTTTCAGTACTCATTATACACCGTGTTTTTTAATTCTTAATTCTTTATGTCGTTCTTCATCACCCGGATTATCATATCCCCAAGTTAAAACGTATTCAAGAGTGATTAACTCTTTATATTCTTCAACGGTTAAATTACCTCGTAATTCTTCAGCGACTTTATCCCAAACTTCGTCAAATGTACTCATATCTTAATCCCACCATCCTTCGATGTTTTCTTCCATTATTTTGAATAACAATTTTCTAGCTCTATCGTGGTTGATATGACCGATATTCATTGCAATTCTTTGTTTTTTATCGGTACTAACGTTATCGTGGTCTTCTAACGAAAAAATACCTTCACCATTTATTACTCTTTTGTAAATTAATGGGTATTTCTTGAAGTAATCGTCAAAATTCTCTTCTAACAATCGTGATTCCCAAGAACTATAACCTTCTTTCCCCGGTACAGGTTCAAACCAATGTTTTGTTTTATGATAATCTGAGTATTCTGAAGAATAAAACTCATCTTGAACTAACCCCATCAATTTTACACACAATCTCATTCGTTTTGCATCTAACTGTGCTCGGGTATGGAAATCTCTACGTCCAATATAGTCCGCTTGAGAGGTTAATTTATGTTTCATTATATCAAAGATGTAACTACTATCCCAATTTCGGTCTTTCCATATGATTGGGAACCAATAAATTAAGTTTTTCACACCTCTTTTGATTTCAAGGTGTAAATACCTACCATCGTGTTTCCACCATAGTGGAATAAATCGTAATTTTCTCATAATCCACGATTCTTTGTCTCTTTTTTCCGCCCATTCGTCGAATATGTCTTTTTCTGGCTCCATTTCTAATATTTTTTACAAAGATAATACATTTTTTCAAATAAAAAAAGGAATTAGTAAAAAACTAACTCCTTTTTTTGGGGAAAGATATATAGGCACTCTGATGTGAGTGATAGAACTTATAAATATGTGTAAAAATTAAAAAAAATAACGATAATTCACATTATAACACCATTTTTTCTATTTTTTCACTTTGTTCTTCATAATTTACACGAAAATCATTGGATAATGTGATTTTTAAGTCCTCAGTCATCTCAAATCTCCATTTATTTAGAAAATTACTGAATAAATTATCGGAACATTTCATATGAACATCAGTCTCTGATGAAAATAACACTTTTTTTACCCAATTAAACTCTTCGGTCATTATAAAAACATCCATATTACTTAAATTTACCCATATTTTTAGACATTTTCATTAAATCACCCATCATTTTACTCATATCAGGCAGTTGACCGGGATTCATACCTCCCAATGGAGAATTTTTAAGTTCTGTAAAGGTTTTGAAGAGTGTTTTTCCATATTTCTTCCACCAATATATAATACATCCACAAATTGCGACCTGTACTATAATAAAAATCGTTAAAATTACATTTAGATACATAGTTTTTTCTTTAATTATATAAAATTAATTGATAAAGGTCAAATATTGAACTATATTTATTGAATATGAAAAAAGCGTTTGAATATTACTTAAATAAACTCTTAAAAAAAGAGATTGACCAACTTTTTGGTACCGATAGTACCATTGTGGTTAACTTTATCAAATATTCAACAAATAATAAGTCGTTAACTATCGATTGTAAGTTATTAACTACAGACCCGGAGATATGTGTTGAAACATATCCCGTGGGTTTGGAGTGTTTGGTGATGGAGAGTTGGAAATTTATGGGTTGTCAGGAAAATATCTCGTTAACCCATTCAATTGACCTTAAATAAATAGGTGTAAATCTGACTGAATTAAACCTTCATTGACAAACTCTTCAAACACGTCTTGAACAACCTCTGAAAAGTGTCTTTTCAGGTCGTTACTTTTTAATCTTGTTACTTCATTTGAGAATTCTTTGAATACTCCTGAAAGATGAGCGAAATAGTACATTTCCTCAACGTGTTCTTCGTTTGACATAAAAAATTATAAGGTGTTAGGGGGTTTATATATTGATAAGTATACGATATTTTATCTTTTTAATCAAATACATTTGATTATTTATTTTTTTATTATTATCTTTATCAAAATTAGAAAAACTTATGAGAAAAATTCAAAGCGGTGATAACGTAAAAGTTCACTACACAGGTAAATTAGAAGATGGGTCAATTTTTGATACTTCATTAGCTGAAGGTCGTGAACCATTAGAAACTACACTAGGTCAAGGTCAATTAATTAAAGGTTTTGAAGCCGGATTAATCGATATGTCTGAAGGTGAGAAAAAAACAATTGAGATTGAATCGGCCGATGCTTACGGTGAACACAATCCGGAAATGATTAATGAAATTCCAAGAGCTCAAGTTCCTGAAGGAGTTAAGGAAGGTGAAATGTTACAAGGTATGGGACCAATGGGGCCTGTAAATGTAAAAGTTGTTGAAGTTAAAGAAGAAACTGTTATTCTTGATGCAAACCACCCTCTTGCTGGTAAAAAATTAATCTTTGATTTAGAAGTAGTTAGTATCTCGTAATGAGATATTAACTTTTTTTTGTTAATAAAGTTGTTTGTTCAAAATTTTATTCATACATTTGTTGAAACATTAAAACTTAAAATTATGAATGAAAAATTGAAGAGGTTGAAAGACAAAGTTGCACCATTTTTTAAGAGTGTAACAATTTATGGTATTATTTTGTGTTCTGTCGTTGCGGCATTCTTTGTGGGTATTTTTTACAACCAAATGACCAATAAAGACAAAGCATCAAAGGTTCAAGTTAGAACAATTGTTAAGTCAGAAGTGAATTTGGCGATTGATGAAAACAATCATTTAATTGTCATTGAGAAAAAAACAGGTAATTATAGTATATACCAAGATTCAATTGGGAAAACTATTTTTAAGCTATACGCCAAAAACGTATGGGGTCAAAACAATACTGTTGCGACATCAACTATAAAA